TTAAACCTATTTATTAATTATTTACACCGCAAAATTAATAATTTCTTTTGAAACCACCAAATCTTTTCGGTGTTTTTATTAATATTTTAATAGCTTTTAATATATTGATATGTAAATTAAGGTTATATTAATATAAAAAATGCAATATAAATATATAGTATTCATTTTTTCGCTACCTTTGCATACATAACCAAATCAGACGAGTTATGACACAGATTTATAACGCATCACCAAAGGAGTTGGCGGCAATGGCTCAACGCTACCTCCGTGATGGAATACTAAGCAGAGCCACATATTGCTACGAGCGGCTGATGTACCTCGGTTGCTTGCGCAGAACGGGTTATCTTCGCCTTGCCTTAGTATATACCAAGCAGGGAAAAGATAACGCCGCAGAGCGTATTTTAAATAGGTATCGTGCAATTTATAAATATTAATATAGGAGATACAGAATATGAAGAAAGGAATACTATTATGGTTTATGTTATTTATGTCAATGGGGTCTTTGTTTGCACAGAGCTTAAATGATAAAATAACTGCGAAAATAGAGAGATATGTAGAGTATAGAGAAGGTGGGTATCACGATGCTTTTGCATTCTCTATATCAATTACAGAGAATATCCCTATACGAATGTATGCCTTCGGTATATATAAAGCGAGCGACTATACAAAGCTTGATTATCTTGAAAAATATACCTTCGGATTACAATATGGATGGGATTTAGTCTCTGGCTATACATGTATGAATGATAATGAAAGCATATATAAGAGTAAAACCAACCAATGGATTATTGAAATAAAGTATGTAAATACTAATGATGGAAAAGAGTATGTAAAGAATTTCATTACGCCATTAAACAGCGAATTAAACCAAATACAGCTTGAAGAGTACAAAGGTACTACGGGTATAAAAAATCCTCAATTCTCAAAAAGAAGAGAAGGTAAGTTTTATGATTTATATGGGAATACCGTACAAAAAAGCTATAAAGATATAATCATTAGCAATGGACGCAAATACTTGAATAGGCGATGAAAGATATAGAGCAGATAAACACCCATACTTTAAAGGAAATCTTTGAGGGTGAAGCATCAGGGTTTACACCTTGGCTTACAAAGAATATTGGTGTGCTATCAGAGAAGTTGGAAATCAATATCTCAGAAGCGGAGCGTGAGCACAAGTTGGAGACAATGAAAGTTGATATTGTAGCCAAAGCTGGCGATGATGGAGAGAAAAGCATCATCATAGAGAATCAGTTTGGCGATAGCGATTCCGACCATTTGGGTAAGGTAATAACTTATGCTGCACACTATAACGCTGATTATGCTGTATGGATAGTTGAGAAAGCAAGAGCAGAGCATATCAGTGCCATTCAGATGCTGAATGATTCAACCATTCAATGCAACTTCTATCTAATTGAAGCAACTGCCGTAAGTGTCGGCAACTCAAAGGTAGGCATACTATTTGATATTGTATGCGCACCACCATACGAGAAAGGCGAAGCTTCACCGAAATCCGATACAGAGAAGCGACTGATGGAATTTTGGACAGCATTCAATGAATACGCAAGTAAAAACGGAGCTGACTTCCAAAAGATGCCACAGAGTTACCATTGGATGAATATCTCAACGGGGACATCAAAGGTTCATTATGACTTCTTTGTACGCAAAGGTTCTGCTTCTGTCCGCTTATTGCTTGACAGCTCTGATAAGGCTGAAAACAAAAAGCATTATAAGCTGATAGAAAAGGATAAAGAAGCTATCAATGAAGCATTCGGAAAGCCAGCACTCCAATGGAACTTGGCAGAAGATAACAAAACGAGTGTGATAATGGCTACGAATTATGAATATGGTGGATATGAGCAAGATGAATGGAAACCTATATTCGCTTGGATATTAGAAACTTACAATAAGCTTCAAGGTATATTCAAACCATATATTGAAAAAATAAAGAAATCATAATGACAGAAGAAGAAAAGAAGAAGGCTTTAGAGAACTTTAATGCTCTCATAGAAGAAGCAAGGAAGAATAACGTCAATATGACGATGGACGAGATTAATGAAGAGATTCGGCTCGCAAGGGCTGAACGAAAGCAAAGAGAAAAAGAAAAGGCAGAGCGCAAATAGTGCCCTGCCTTTCTTATAGTAGCTGTATCTCCTATAATTATTTACATCTTGTTGTATTGCGTATCTCCTATTCACGCATAACGTTAAACCCCTACCCCGATTACTTCGCTGTAGATACCCTCTGGGAGTACGCCACCAAATGCTTTCACAGCGTTACCGATGCCCTCGGCAATCATCGTACCCTCATTGCTATCATCAATACCCTCAGATACCAGGAACTTCATAGCCTTCTCCTGTACCGCCATAAGTTCTTTGAGCAGACCGACACACCGTTGAGTAGCATCATTATCAACTGTTACCTCTATCATATTCTGATTATCCATTTTTGATTTCTCCTATTCAATTAAAAGTTAGACTGATTGTTTTTAGATTCAAGCGCAGCTCTCTTCTCGCCGTTGATTTCAGCGATAGCATCCTTCACATTAAAGTCGTTGTTATAGAGAGCAAGAATAAAACGCTTGCCACGTTGATTCCATACGAGGTTTACCTTTGTGCCCGTAGGACCATCACCCTTGATATAATTATAGGTTCGGGTGCTTGCGAGCTGCCACTCACGGTACTTGCCCTTCAAATGCCAAGAACCTGATTGAAAGTATTGAATACCTGCATTGGAAAGTTGTTGATTGAGTGCTCTTGCGCTGATACCGAGGTCATCAGCAACTTGTGTGGTGGTAAGGCAGTCCGTTGATGCAAGTGTATCATCGTAGTACTTTACCTTTGGTGCGGCAACAGTCAGTTCTTTCTGCTGAATGCCGATGGTCTGTGCCTGCTGCTCGGTCTGAGCTTCAAGCTCACGAACTCTTTGCTCATTCCGCTTCAACGTCTCATCCGCAATCTTCAAGGCTCGTGCCATGATAGCTTCGGGAGTATCATTGACCGAAGAAGCAATATAGCCGCCCTTGGTGCGGATTTCGTGAAGGATAGCTTTTACTCCCTTCTTAAATTGCTTGGCGATAGGCTTGCGTGATTGCATAAGTACCTCATACAAACCATCCTCAGTTAAAAACCAAGTCTCACCTTGTAAGCTGCCTAGGTTAAACCTATGCACCTCATCATTATCCACTCTTTTCACAAGGTCGGACACATTCTTAATTAAGAGCCAAGAAGCAACATCCTTTGCCCGAAATAAAGGCTGTTCAACTGACCCCCAAACATCAATCTCCTTATCTAAGAAGGTTGACTTGTTGATAATTTTAATTTCGTTCATTTTGCAAGTATTTTGAACGTTAATATAATGTTGGGTTGATACCTAAAAAAGAAGGCATCGCTACCCTTTGTTCAATGCCTACTTGCGAAAGCACGCATACACCATTATAATGTACGCAAGGGGCGATACCTATATATCGTAATCCGTTAAGAAGCGAGCATAAAAAATGCTCCACCTTAAAGCGGTAGAGCTTCTAACCTCACCGCAAGTATTTATTGAACGCCGCAAAATTAAAAAGAAATCTGCGAACTACCAACTTTTTCTCCAACTATTTTTGGTTTTAATAGAAATAAATCGGAATTAATAGTGTTTAATAGCTTTCTTGCTAAGAATCAGCGACTTATTTCTTTACCTTGATAAACTTATTATACTTATAGAAGGGAGCAGCAGCCGAGACCGCCGCCCCCAAGAGATACAACATATATATTAAGATAAAATGAGAATCATTCTATCCTTCAAGGTATCTTGATAACGCATACGCAAAAATCTCTTTTTCCCAAAAGCGCATATCCTTAATACACTCTTCAACTGTGATTTGCGATAATTTCAACCCTCTGTACTTAGCACGAATACGTGCATAGTGCATCAGCTTACGCATATCCTTCTTATCCATACCTAAAACTAATTACCAAATTGTTTGTTGTTGCTTCCGTTCTTTAACCCGTTTCTTAGCAATATCAAAGAATTTTTTATTCTTCTCAAAGCAAATGAAATGTCTGTTGGTATTAATGCACGCTATCGCAAGCGTACCAGAGCCACAGAACGCATCCAAGACCACATCACCCTCATTACTGCTCAGTTCAACGAACTCTTGCATAATTGAGACAGGTTTTTCTGTTGGATGATTCTTACTTTTCCCGTTAATCGGTTTTTCTTTCTTTACCCGATTATAATACAAGTTATTATTTAACCGATTAAGAGCAGTACCGTAATCATACACTCTTACTATGTACTCCAGGTTCTGCGAAAAACGATTTTTGTTAATGATAGATAACGGCTTCTCCCAGACGAGTATTGTAAACATCAGGCTATTCTTATTTGCCCAGTTACAATAATACGGTACCTGTTCTTCCGAACAGAACATATAAGCATTCATTATCTTCATTTTCGGCTTTAATGCATCAAGGAACTTATCTATTTCTTCTTCGCCGAAACAACTCATCCCTCCCATCATATCACCACCATATTTATAAAGCTCCGATTTTCCAAAGGAACTTTTCTGATTCCATTCACTCCCATCATACGTAGGACTAAGTGGCGATTTATTATGGAGATATGGTGCGTCAGTAACACATAAATCTATGCTTTTATCAGGAATATCACGCATAAGGTTAATGCAATCTCCGAAGTAAATATTATCTAACTCCATACCCTACGCTCCTTTCTTGAATTTCTGAGTACCGTCTTTAGGCTCGCAGAAGCCATCCTCCTCTCGCAAATTATAGAGAGCTTGCGTTTCCTCAGGCATGCTATAGAAAGCCGAGAAACGAGCCTTCTTTGCGTTGATAGGGTCATAGAGAGTTCTTATTATATCAGACCATACGGCGATAACCTTCTTATCTTTAACGATATTATCACGGAATTTCTCTGCTTCATCGTGCATGATGTCGTACAGACAATTATCCGCTTGCGTGAATGCCATTTTAGCCCGATAATTTTCGTAGCTTGGAGCAAAATCAACTCCATACTCCCTTTCGGTAATCTCCATAACGTGTTTATGAGTATCATTAATCTGCTGTACGAGATTCTGAATAGTAATAGCATAAGAACTGAGATAAGGGTTGTATTTGCATTTAAGATTGCGGAGCTTATTTTCAATCATCTTACGCAACTTCTCAACCTTATCCTTAATCAAATCCCAAAGATAAGTAGAATACTCATTCCAGTAGTCTTCATCCATATTTCGCTCATACAACTTCATCGTATCACGAATAGATGTTTGGCATTCAGTAAAGTGCTTTTTAAGATTAAACTTAAATACCTTCTTCTTATCAAAGACCTCCTTAGAAATAAGAAGGAAGTTGTCTGCCAAGATAAACTCCATGTAGCAACTCTGACAGAGAGTAGAATAAGCGTAATCAAGGGCTTTCTGTATCTGCTCATTATCAATGCCACTCGGTACATAGATAGTGGCTTTCCAACCCATAACGTCCGTTTCTACATATCTTCCCGTATCAATCTTACAATCATTATGATTGCCTAATAAAATAGATGCTTCCATACTCTACTCCCCCTTATCATTATTACCTTGCACAAGACATCCGAAAGTAACCCCAACAGATATGATAATCAATACAAATAAAACCAAATCCATACCTTATCCCTCCTTTTCTTTTAAGAACCGCACAAGGCAGTTATAATTCTGACTAAGGCTATTGAGAATCTTAATTTGCTCACTAAATGACAAATGCTCGAATAGCACAACTTTATCATCCTTATCCTTTATGGTCATACCACAAAGGTTGCCACCGATTTCAAGTATAACTGTTAGACTAGTATCTTTTTTATCCATAACAAAGCTATTTTTTTAATTTCCGATAATGATAATATTTTTTGTGTTCATAGCGCACGGCAGAGTACTTTTGAAGATTTTCCTCATATTCCTCACGAGGATAAGAGAATGCGCCTTCAGAAAGAGCTATACGCTCAAAATCGGCATACTTCTTATCATATCCAAGAAGCTTAACCAAATCCTTCGGATAACACCATGCAATCTGTAGTTTCTGCGGCTCGTCTTTTTCTGGCGAAAACTTTATTGAACCTATATCTTGGTAACATTTTGCATCAGGCATTCTCATATCCTCAATATAAGGTTGTAACTCACCACTTCTTACGTCTCTGAAAAAGACAAAGATAGCATTACTACCACAAGGCTCAGTAACAGGGTGGAGTATCTTATCAATACGTTCTTTCTGTTCTTTCTGACTTTGTTTATAGCCTTTCTTGTACCCTCGAATAAAAGCCTCCGAACATACTTCAAGCAAACCATCTGGGCAAACACGATGATTGCATTGCCTACAATGACGTTCATTGCCGTTAGCTATTTTAGCTTTATCTTCTAAGCTTAATCTCTTTTCCATTCTATTACAGATTAATTATTAATATTCCGTTATACAATAACACCCAACCCGTTATGAGTAAGATGAATAAGAATATAGTAATCAAGAATTTCTCTTTTATAGTTACCACACCTTCTAATTTTCCGTTCATTGCACCAACAGCAACAACGCTGCTTAATGCGATAACGGATGCGCCTATGATGATTAAAACCGCTCCTATTCCCATTTTTTAACCTCCCATGTTTCTGTAATATCCATCTGCTCACGATATTCCTTTACCGCATTGGTAAAATAAGGAGAGATATTCAAATCCTTAACAAAAGAGGTGATTGTTTCCGTCTGATGATAGTTATCACCTTGTACCCATCCATCATCCTCTTTAACGAAGCAGAAAACGGCAAAACAAAATTTCTGTTCACCCTTTTCATTATCCAGTATATGTTGCCTTCTCGCACAGAACTTCATTGTTCGTTCATTATTGAATAACTCATAGCCATCACCTGTGCGTTGAGCAAAGGGCACTTCGCCCTTTGCTTCTATGATAAACTTCTTTTCTTCAATCTCTTCCATAATCATTATGTGTTAGATACAACTGAATAACTTTCATCTTTGCCGTAAACAACATCTATATTCAAAAGACTATTGAGCCTAAAGCCCATTGCCCAACCAGACCAAAGATACCTCAATTTCTCGGCAACTTTTACGGCTGTATCAGCATACTTCTTCGCATTACCCTTAAAAGGCTCTGAGCCATAATAAGAATAACCATTATCAAAGACCATTTTGAATACCTGTCCCTTTGGTAATTCATACTTACAGAAGTCATCATAGGTAAGGATATTTCCATCAACCTCAAAGCAAACCTTTTTATAATCAAGGAAGGAAATAAACCCTTTATCATTGATAGTAAGATTACTTCGTTTAAGAGTATCTAACACATCTTTCTCCTCTTCTTTATTGAGAATGCGATAATTAGTAAAGATAATCTTACAGCTCGCTTTTTGTGGTACGTTATCAACGATTGCAATAAGCGAAATAAAGCTGCTAAAAGAGCCAGATTTCGCTATTCCTTGCTCCCTTAAAAAACGTTCACCATCGCACTTATTGAGGTACACGATAGCTAAAGGGAACTCTTTTCCGAATGCTACATTTAAATTCTTAAATTCTATAAACATAAGCTTAATCAATAAAATCGTTAAACGTAAGAACCTCAGATGCACCCTCACGAAAATGTTTCTTATCGCAAGCGTAACCCATCCAAGAGCCGTAGTCATATACCTTATACATGTGATAACCAGCCTTCATCAATACCTTAAAGGCAGCTTTCATTTCACATCCATGTATTCTAACCATATCCTTATCGTTGGCATGTCCACTAAAGCGTGGATTGCTCAAACTAATACGTCTTGTAGCAGGTCGGCTACCATTATTTGCACCTGAGAAAGGATGAAAAATATCCCAACAACTATTAGATAAGAAGGCATTACAGATTGCCTGTACGACTTCCTCTCTAACTTCGGTTGGTTGAACATAATCGTTTTGTGGAATATTTACCTTGATTTCCATAATTGTATCTCCTATTTTTTTATGGGCAGCTATTACGCTGCCCGATTAATAACTAAAGTCCTTCTTTCATTAATTCAATGCCGTGCTTCACACCTTCAAGGTAACGAACTGCCTCGCTAGCATTTCCTATATTTTTAATAGGATTCTCACCTACGAGGATGAGCCACCCGTCTGAGTGTAACTCAGCTGTGACTATCACCTTGCCATAAGCAGCATTAATCTGCTTGACAAGATTCTCAACACCTTTTGTACTAACTGCTACTGCCATAATTGTATCTCCTATATTTAAACGTTAATTATTTCTTCTTCATACATTCCTTCACAGCGTATTGGCTTCTAAGAAGGCATTGAGTGGCATTCAAGCCTTTCAGAGGAATAAAATACTCTACGATAGCATTCCAACGTCCTCTGAATGTACCCGAACCCTTTGTGTTGGCGATAAAAGAATCCTCTGTAGATTCACCTACCAAAGCACCTGAATACTTGGTGATAACCTCGCCTGTGTATTTATTGATAATTGTTATCATTGTCGTATCTCCTATTTTTCAATTTCTGTAAACTCAATTTTACCATTCTTTTTAACCTGTGCGTGCCACTTATTGGTTCTCACCTTACCATCCCAAAATGAAACAGTAGGAAGTACCACACAATTACCTCGCTTCACAAGTCTTACGTAATAACCTAAGACTTCATCCCAACTATCGAAAGTATGGGCAAGTGCTGTAAATCTGAATCGAGCAATTTTCTTTGTTTCCATTGTTGTATCTTTTAATTGTTAAACCTATTTATTAATTATTTACACCGCAAAATTAATAATTTCTTTTGAAACCACCAAATCTTTTCGGTATTTTTATTAATATTTTAATAGATATTAATACAAAACCAAGAAAATCGGATATTTTTACATAGAAAACTTATCTTTTAACCATTTCTCGATGGTTAAGATAAACTCATCCAAGGAGCGGCAAATGCTGTACTGAAAGCCTAATCGCTCAACATCAGACTGAAATTTGGCTTGCAAATCAGATTGAATTCCGTCCTTAGTTTTAACTTCAATAAATAGGACATTTTCTCTTGCTATAATAATAAGGTCGGAGAAACCAGCCAAAACGCCCTCACCTTTCATAATCTTCGCTTCAAGCGCACTTCGTTGTCCTCCGTTAGGGATGGCGGCAATGATGTAGCGTGGATATTGCAAGCGAAACCACTTCACCATCTGAATCTGAATCTGCGATTCAATGTGCCGTGGTTTGCTTCTGCCTTTCTTCTGGCTCTCCTTCTTTAAAAACTCATCGTACTTCATTATTGCATTTCTTTAGCCTTAATATCCTTAACGAAAAATTCAATCATACGTTCATAATATTCTCTTCTTTTAAGATACTTCGTACAATTAATCTTTCGTTTACATAAATCCACATTATTTTGAGCCAACAAATACCTATAGATGTAGAGCATCTTCAAATCATCAGTTCTGATAAACGCCAAAGTCTTTTCCTCGTAAGCCTTTTCAAGCTGTTTATTGGCTTCTTTCAACTCTTCGTTCTTTTTGATAAGACGACAAATAAATTTCTTTAAGCGATAGACATATATCCACATAACGATAAACGGCAAGAATAATATCGCCGTAGACCAACCATCCTTCACCGCACTACTGAGACAGCATCCCATCAGAAAGAATGCACACAGCAGCTCTGTATGAGAACCGCACCAAGATAAAATCTTCTTCATATTGATATATTATTTATCAGTTTCTAATTTTGAGACTTGACCATTGAAGTATTTGCGCACACCTTCGTAAATCTTCAATTGGCGAGAAAGTTCTTTATTCTTTTGGAGAAGCTCATCACGCTCAGCAACGACCTTCTCGTAATCATTGTGTTTGTTGTTTAATCTATTGAGCAACTCACCTTGCTCTTTAACCTTCTTCTGATAACGAGTTAGCTTAGTTTGCATCTTCGAGTAGTTTTCTAACACTCTAAGCACTACTCTTTCGTAAGGTACATCATTATTATACTTAGTTCCTTCCATATTACAAATATTTTTTAGCTTTATCATATAATACTAAGAAAAAAATAAAATCAAGGCAAAGAAACCTCACCTCTTCTATATTTCTCCCAAAATTCTTTATCGTACTTAAACCCTTTCTTAAACTTATGTCCGAATTTATTCCCTTCCTTAAACCTAAACTTCTTAGAGCTTGATTTGGATATAATGGCAGCAATCTTCATGGAAGATAATCTATACTCATGCAACCATACGGCATCTTTTCTTAATCCAAGAGACATAGCCTTATTCTTAACTGTTCTGATATTACAACAGAAGATTTTAGCAATTTCTTTATTTGTACGAAAGGGAAATAATCTAATAAATCTCTGTTCCTCCTCCTCGCTCCAGTAGCGGAAACGCCCTAAATAACGGATTTCACCATACTTAGCGATAAATCGTGGTGATGCAGGTTTAACTCCATTTCCTTTTAGTCGCCGCCGTACTGTTTCATAAGGTATACCTACCTTTTTACTAATTTCGGGTATGGTAAGCCCCTGTGCGTACAGAGCTAATAATCCATCATCTATAGAATGAGGATATTTCAGCACACAACAACCTCTGTTTCCTACTCCCATACCAATGTTTTTAATTGTTCAATACTCTGATAAGAGATTTTGCATTTCTTATTCTCGTAGCAACCATCTTTAGCAAGGGCGTTCCACAGAGCATTAAGACAGATGCCAATCTTCTCTTTATCGTATTTCATATAAATCTCTGGGCAGGTACGGAAAGGCTCAGGCTTTTTATCTTTCAGTTGAACCACAACGACCCTCTTTGCCCTTGTTGGTCTATTACTCAATTCTATCATTTATTCACCTCACTTTCTATCTGCTTCTGTGATTCACGGATAAGCAAGTCAAGTACCTTACTAATAACATTCGGATTCTTTATGCTGTAATCACCGATATTAGTTAGGAGTTTCACCTCAACGACCATTCCGTTATTGCGCAGCAGTTTATATTGAGCATTTAACTCTTTAATTTTATACAACTTATCCATATAAACACTATTTGCTATTATACGCAAGCATATACAGCCTACGATGCTCTTTATGAGCATTGTACCAAGCCTTGGCTCTTTCAATACAAGCCTCACGATGCTTCTGATAGTAGGTCTTGCCGTATTTGCTTCTGCGCATTTTACGTTCAATTTCTGTCATAGTTACTTGGTAGAGCGGAAGGAGATACTATAAAATAGACCTCCATCCGCAATTATATATTTCACAGCTTAAAAACCATCAGAACGGCAAGCGGAGTACCCTTCGGAATAATGAGATTACGGGAGCGTGAACCGAAGTTTGTCTGCTCCTGTATCATAGTCTCGTCATTGATTGAGAGTACGAGCTTTACCTTTTCCTTCTCCCCTACCTGTGTGGAAATCACATCGGAATGCTGTAAGCGATAATCTGATTCAGTAGGAAGACCATAAATTGCATTGTCTGTGATTGGAACAATCAAGCCACGATAACCCTCTTTAAGAGTGAAGTACGTTACTACTTCCATTCTTCCTTTACGAGCTTCAATATTATAAGGAGCACAGATAACAAAAGAACCGTTTGTATTAATCTCAGGTTCATAATTTAAACCTTCAACCTCAAAAGGGAACTCATTCTCTTCCTCATGCTCCTCAACTTGCTCCTCAACTTGCTTCTCACTTTGCTGCTGAGCCGCATTTTCTTGGCTCTGCTGAGCGTTCTCGTTCTCCATAGGTATATTATTGCCATCCAAATTCAAAGGCTGTTCTGCGCCATTTTTCTTAGGTCTTGCCATAATTTACTCCTCCTTCTTTTCCTCGTTAGACTTCTGTTCCTTCTCATCCTTTGTCTTATGCTCGAAAACATCGTAAACATTGGTTTTGCTGAGACCGATGATTTCGTAGTCTATCATGGTCTTCCCCATCACCTCATCAATGTTACTGATTGCTCGGTGCATAGACTTTGCTTGCACGAGATAAGTCACGTTGCTACGCTTCTCCTTATTTGACTTATCATCGATGATGATAAATTGCAGTTTTGCTTTATACCAGCAATCATCATCATCCTTATCAGAGAAGAATACCTCTCTGTATGAAGCCTCTTGCATCGACTTAACCTTGAACTCGCCGCTGATATAAGCAGCCATTTCCTCCGTGATTGCACTCTCGCCTTCCGTGAAAGATAAAGCATCAATCGCATACTTCTCGGTTACAGATTTCTCTGAACCATCTTCTTGGGTCTTCTGGTAGCGGATTCCTACCTCAAACCAATTACTTTGTCTACTTCTCATATTTCTAATAATCTAAAACTAACTTAAATCCTATATCTAAGAAAGCCCTTACGCTAAAAGGGCAAATCACTCAAATCCTGCGCTTGTGCAAAAGGAGCATCGCAAGTAGATGCTCCATTCTGAGCTTCAAAGTTTGCAGGTTTCAAACCACCGAGAATAGGCATCGCCTTCTTCTCATCGTCTGTCATCTTCTCACGAATCTCCTTAGATAACGACTGCTTAATCATGTGGGTTTCCTCGTACTTAGGGTTCTTCAACTCCCAAGCGGTAAGGTCGAGATAAGCAGCCTTCGGGCGGTTATTCTCATCCGTACTGATGAAGATATTATTCTCTTCGATAGGGATAACCAAGCAGCGAAGCACTTCGGTTCGTCCTGGTATTTGCATAACGCCAGCTCTTTTGAGCTTCAGCAAGTTTAATTTTCCGTTAAAATCTGTCATATTGTATATATTTAAAAAACATAGTCCCAAGAGAGGGAATCGAACCCTCGCCAACCTCCGCTTATTAAGAGCTGCTTATTACGGAGTATCTTCGCATATATTCTTTAACACAGTAGAATAAATGAACTTATATATATTCACCTCTTTCCTTTAGGGTATGATAAGAATATCGGTATCACTACCATACAGCCCACGCACACCCGTACGATTGGTTTTCCTTGGGATAAAAGCCCTACCGCCGTAGGGCAAGAACAATAACCATAATCAATATCTATCTAACTAGTAATTGACATAACTAATTACCTCACGGTAAGATATATCAGAACCTAAATTAACTCTTCCAAGAAAAAGAGCCGACACCTCACGGCGGCTTCATGGCTCTTCAAAATCGACTTTCTTATGATTTCAATATTCAATCTTATGTAGTTATATTTTAAATCAACTTATTCTGAATGAAGCTACTCATTTCTACTTGTATTTCCATTTATATCCAAATGCCGATTTTCTTTTACCTTCGCAACAATAGCTAATATTTGTAGCTATATTTGTTCCGAATGAACGTGCGGCTTCACATACAGTTTCCCACGTTTTTATATATTCTCCATCCATCGACATCTGTATAACCCCCTTGGCTTTATAATGCTGCTTTCCTTTTATTATACGTCCCCACTTTTCATGAATACCATAATTATGATGCCTTCTTCCACGTACTGCATTTTGTAAGTGCCTTTTATACGTAGTTGGGTTCTTGTAATTTTCAGAAGCAGTAACCCATTTTAGATTGCTCGAAATATTATTTGTTTTATCTGTATCTATGTGGTCAACGTATTTTACATTGCGTTCATTAGGAACAAAGGCGTTTGCTACTAACCTATGAACGAGAAGATTTTTAGTCTTACCTTTTAAACAAATACAGACCTTTAGATAACCGTTTTTTAAAACATACTGTTTCAAAATCTGACCTTTAAAGAGACGTTTTTTATTATTACACTCAACGATTCTATCAATAGAGCGAACCCTCCCCAAATTAGATACCTCATAATTTTCTAAACCTTCTATTCTTTTCCATATTTCTTTCATATCTATATTATTTTAAAAGAGAGGGCTTTCGCCCTACTCTTATATTAAATTCTGATTAATGAAACTAACCATTGCCATATTCTGTGAAAGAATCATTGGCTGGTCTAATAAGTGCGGTTTATACATATCCGTAGCGGCATTGTAAAAATCCCACACTGTCACCTTATTTTGCTCGTGATAGGTAAGCATCATCTTCTCGGTAAGACGACCTATCTGAGCTTGATTCAGAGGTATAGTTTGCAAGTTACGTATTTCTTTATATTTAGTCTCAGATGAAACACGTAGAGCGGTAAGCATACCTATTATAGTAAACATTTCCTGCGCACTAATCTCTCTTGCCTTCATTGCTTCGATTTTTTCATCATCGGAAGCAACAATACCTCGAAGGTTCTGTAGCCACTCATCAGCCTTTAGAAGCAACTCTTCAAGTGTATATGATTTTCGGTTGCTATTTGTATCTGAATATGTAGCCGCATACTGCTCTGGTGAAAGCATACATGTATTATGACAGATAACACAATTACGTCCAATTCCGAGCTGTATTCCTCTTTGATGGAATGATACAGCCATATTGGTTGTGACCTCATTCTTGCCCTCTCCTTTATCGAAATCTCTGAGACGGATATTACAGTAAACTCTTCGTAGAATATGAGCCTCTACTGCTCTGTCGCCGAATTGAGCTTCTTTCTGTGGCAAGATGCTTACACCAGGATTTTTCTTATCCTTGTTGTTTGAAGCAAATAAATCATAAATCTCTGGCTCATAACCATAGCTCTTACACATATCCATTACACGATGTATCAGTTCGTGATGATAGATACCTTTGAGAGGTTTGCCGTAAGCATCATTCTCACGTTCAGTTCTTTCAAGCTGCTCTAAGGTAAGTATCTGACACTTACTTACGTCAAAATCCAAAAACTGACGTTCGTCTGCGCTCTTCAACTCTGGCTGCTTTGTAACCGCTACTTCATTTACTCTTGGCTGTGCCATCAAATTCATTGCCATTGTGTTCATTGTTGTATCTCCTATTTTTAATACATTAAACAAAATAATTATTACTATATATACTATTAATCTTCAATATCATTGAGAACCTCCATGTGTTGCGTTTCTCCTACCAACTCAACATTCTGCGAAAGGTTCTTTGTGCTAAAGAATACCCATTTAGGTATGATGCAAAGATTATAGTTGCTATCTAAAGCATCATCCTTGATAATTAGTTTAGACTTAGGTACGAATACCTTAGTCTTACCTTCTTTGCCTTCAAAGAGAAAAATCTGAGCATTCTTTGATTGCTCCATCATTTCATCCTTGCGACAACGGAACTTAACTAATGTTGTTACTATCTCCATATTACCTCCTTTTTTAGTAAGCGAGCCAGATAACAGCATACGCTAAAATAATTCCACTAGCGGCGAGCATTGCTGCTTGTACCGCATCTTTTACATCTTCGGTTCTCCAATTACATGGATTCATCATGTCTTTTTCTTTTTTCATTTTTCGTATCTCCTATTTTTAATTTATTAATAATTTCTACATTAATTATATGTATCAAAAGCTATTTTATTAACTTTGACACCGCAAAATTAATAACTTTCTCTCAGACTACCAAATTTTCTAATAGCCATTTTTAGTTTATTAATACTATCTATTAGTTTTTTAATAGATTTTAAGTGAATATCTCATTTTTTCTTTATAATTTTGCGGCGTAAAAGGAAAGTGCTAGTTTCCAAGCAAAGAAAAGAATCATATATGCCCAATCAACACAAGTGAAAGGGTTCGATATACAAACCAAACGGAATGATTGCTAGCACCTTTCATCTGTTTGGTTTTTACATTAATATATATATAATGATGAAAAGAATAAGAATAGGAATACAGGAAGCTAAGTTTGCTCTGAGCGACAAGAATCGCTTGGATGCCTTCTGCTTGCTTCTTAAAATAAAGCTCTTATTCCGCTCATCAGACCTTAATCTTGTGTCATACAATCATTGCGCCAAGCTTTTGCATATTGACAATAATAAATTAAAGAGACTGCTTGAATATGGTTGTAAGATAGGATATTTCCGTTTTGAAGAGAAAAATGGAAAGAAGAGATTCATTGCACGTAGCATACATTCAAATAATGGATATAGTTATAAGCTTCGCAAGGATGATTTGACGAAGATGACATTCCCTGCTCTCAAAAACCTTTTGAGAAGGATTGTCATGGAGAACCAAGTTAGAATGCAAGAGGACGTAATCAATACGCACAATAAGGGGACGAATGGGAGAAATGCGAAGACTATTCGCAAGGCTCTCAAACGTGAAAGTCGTATGTTGAGGAAGAAGTTTAGCGATAACAAAGGTTTATCTTATGACAGAATCAAGGATGTTATCTATGGTACGATGTACCAAGCGTTCAAAGTTACAAATCAGCTTGTAAACAAGGGCATCATCAATAAGCGCACAAGAATCAAGGAAGTAAGGTGCGATGCAAAGGTATGTACCAATAATATGGCTATTACGGATTTTGAAGGTTCTATAATAGTGATAAGCGCAAAAAATAGAAGTGCATTTTCCATTGAATCGAATATCTATCGTATGCAGATGGACGATGCAATATCAATATCTCGTCATGGTATGAGAAGAAAGGAGGCAAAAATGTAGTTTATGTAAAATCAAAAATAATAAAATAAGGGATGAGGGCTTTAATTAAATTTATTCCCTTATAGGGGCGACAGCCCCAAGAAATAATTAACTAACGGGCGCACATACGCCCCCACCCGATTATATAATAACACAGGAGATACAAAATGGAGAAAAAGAAAAATTGGCTCGATACTTACCTCACACCAGCAAAAGAACTTGTTGGATATGAGTGCTACGTAAGTTGTGATTATGAAGATAAGTTCGCAACAGGAAAATTTTCAGTTATCATCATTAAGAACGGAGAAGTTGTAGCAAATGAAAAGAATCACATCTATTGTGCTTCAAAGGCAGTCGTTATTGTAGAAGCGATACTGTTTATGATGCAAAAATGCGAGAATGCCGATGTTATCACAATACATTCTGAATATTTTAAGAATTACTTTGCCTTTTTCCACGAGGCGAGAAAGGCTAACGCACAAACAAAGAAAAACTATTTGAGCTTATATAAGAGCTTTAGAAAGGATGCGGAAGTAATCTTCGACCTCACTACTTGGTGTAGAAGAAACAAATACGATGATGAGGTTGAGAAAATGTTAAGCAGTAACTAAACCATAGGAGATATGCAAGATGAAAAATGAAACGAAATTAAAGAAGCTGATGTCTTTCTTAGATGAGAACGGCATTAAGTACACTACACCTCGAAAGAGAAAAGAGGGAAGTGCTCACCTCTTCATCGGTCAGTACATGATTGCTGTAAAGATAGAGGGTGAAGATGATACATTGTTCTTCAATAAGCATAAGAGAGGGAAGCATCCTTTCTTTATCAGAACTTCGGAGACACCGAAATACATCATCGAAAAGATGCAGAATCTGATTACAAGAATGATGTTAATACAACAAAAACATTTCATGGAACAAAAAAAATAATTATATGGAAAAACTTAATTTTAAGCTAGAGTTCGCCGATAATGGGGTTATTGTCACAGATAATAGCTCTGGCTTTGTAAACGTCTATCAAGAAAAAGAAGACGGCAATTATCACGAATATACGAAGAGAGCTATCAGCGAATCCGTAGATGACATCATTGCTCATCTTTTGCTTGATGGCACGGAAAACTTGAAGCAAAAGTCTATTTATAAAATCAAAATTGAGATAAGATAATATGTTATACCAAAAGAAAGAAAAGAAGCCGAATACGGCAATTAAGTATGAGGTACGTGAGTTTATTCACGGCGGTATTGAATATGCAACAGATTGCCCTTTCGGTGAATGTGGTCGATATACGCACGCTCTAAATAAAGTCGGTGCTATTGAATGCAATCTTTGTAGGTATCAGAAGAAAAATAATACAGAAGCAAGGGTTGTAAGATGTATGCATCCGTAATTACAGGAATTAGCAGTTGATAAACTTTTTAAAAAGTAAGAATTATGATAGAATCAATGAAGATACGTGAAGGGTTGGTATTTACCTTACCAATAGAGCCTAGTATGGTAGTCCATGTAAATGATAGACTAGAAGTTTACGTTTATAACATCGGAGAAGAAAGATATTCGCTAGCCAATATTTGCCCTCTCAGATTGAAAGTTATCAAGGTAGGTAGAGCTATTGTAGAATGCAATATTATACCAGACGAATACAATTTTGCATATAGAAAGAATATCCCTATTCAGTTTGAAGAGATTACAAAAAATGGTACTATTGTCACAGAGGAAAAGGAAGAAATGGTTAATCACCCTAACCATTACGCTTGGTTAAAGGAACTCTGCGGCATAGAGCCGATTGATATTTGCCGACACCTTGATTTTAACTGCGGCTCGGCAGTAAAGTATCTCTTACGCAAGGGAAAGAAGAAAATGAACCTTTCCGAGCGTGAACAGAGAGTGCAGGATTTAAGCAAGGCAATCTTCTATCTACAGGATGAAATAAAGATGTTAGAAAATCAAAAATAGAACAGTTATGATAACAAATCAAATTATGAAGCGGCAATTAGGAAGGTTTTCCGTTCAGCAGCGAACAAAAGATGGGTATTTTAACGCTACTCATTTACTCAAATCTTGGAATGAAGACAAAGGTACAAAGAAAGAGTTAAAAGACTATCTCTCAAACCAGGCAACGCAAGAGTTCGTTAAGGCTCTTTGTGAAGAAGAAAATTTAAATGGGGGAAAATCTCCCTATTTAGCAACAAGAGGTAAGAACGGTGGTACTTGGATGCATCCATTAATGTTTATAGACTTTGCTATGTGGATAAACGCCGCATTTAAAGTCAAGGTATTAAAGTTCGTTTCCGACCAGATGTTAGCTTACCGAAACGAAGCGGGAGAAGCATATAAAACTCTTTCTTCTGCTGTTGGAAAGATTGTTGCCGTAAACAATATGAAACAGCAGATGCCACAGATAGCTAGAGCAATCAACTGGGTTGTTTTCAATAAACATCAAAAAGAGATACGAAACGATTTCGGTGAAGAACAAAAGCAAAGGGAGCTTTTTGAAATGGAACGCCAAATAGCAATGCTTATCAATGATGGATTTTTAAGAAGCAAAGAAGAGGTAATTATTTATCTTAGAAGAAAGTACACAGAAAAGTATATTCCTGAATGTTTAAGATGAAACCAAGTAAAACTCTTATCAGACAAATTCGCTGCGACCTACTTTCGCATACAACCGATGCGGAGAAGGCTGCGGCGAAAATCTGCACTCAGTTAGGATATAAGGTGATACCACAGCAGCCGATAGTCACGGGCAGGAAGCTATACTTCGCTGATATATATCTGCCAGAGATAAAAACTATAGTAGAACTCGATGGTGGCTACCATTTTACCAAAGACCAAAAGCGCAAGGATGGTAACCGCTCTTCGGGTATATGGCGGCTCGGGTATCATGTGGTAAGATTGAGTAATCACGATGCTAGGAATCCGAAGAAGGTTAAGGCAAAGATAGATATGATACTACGCAAGGCAAAGTAACCAAGAATATTGGCTATCTTGCCTTTTATTTTTGTTTCTTAATAACTATACATAAACTAAAAGAAAGCCGCTTAGACCGCAAGAAAATCGCTAAAAATAGCATTTGTTTACACAGTTTCTATTATTTATTATTATTTTATTAATAGAAATAGTAATTTTGCAATCGGAAATTATTTATTTATTAACGTTTAAAACAGAATTACTATGACAATAAAAGAAAAAGTGCTTACTTCTGCCAAAACATCATTTGCAAAGTATGGTTTGAAGAAGGATGAACTTTCAAAGCTGGTTGACCTGATTGTTGCAAGTCGTGGTCTAACAGATGAGTCAAAGGACGAGGATGTAACGAGTGCTATCTCGGCAGTTGAACCTTATGTTGGTATGATGCAATCATCATTCAATCGTGCGGTCAGCGAGACAACGAAGAAATTCGATGGATGGATTGACCCTAACGACCCTAACCATAAGCCTACTCCACCAGTTCCTCCTACCCCTCCAGTACCTCCAACAGGGCTTACGCAAGAGCAGGTTCAGCAGATGATTGCCGAGGCTACCAAGAGTACCCAGAAAGCAGTTAGCGAAGCTGTAGCCGCCGCCATTGCTCCATACAAGGAAAAGGAAGAAAGAGCACGTCTTGATGACCTTTTCGGTAAGAGCGAAAAATTGAAGGACGTTCCGCAGCAGTTCCGTTCACGTTATCAGCTCGACAAGGAAGAGAATCTTGAAACTCTTGCACAGCAATGTGCCGATGATTGGACAGCATTGAAGCAGTCACTTGTAGCAAACGGCAATTTTGTTGAAGCACCCAAGGCAACCTCTCCCGAAGACGAGCAGAATGATTTCATTACAAAAATGCAAGGCTTCTCGGAGCGTAATGCTCCAAAGGAGTAAGGCATTATCAATGAATTATGTTAAACTCTTTAAAAGAAGAAAATTATGTCAAACAGAGGCTATTTTTTGCATAGAACCAAGCCAGAGGATATCAAGGAAGCACTTTGGCTTGAAGAGCAGTGCCTTCGCCGACAGGGTGGTTATGACCTCGACCGCACCAACCTTCCAGCTACTTTAAAGTTTGTAGCGAAGGGTACAGTTCTCAGACTTGTAACTGGTGGTAAGGCACAGGTTGTAAAGACTGCAAAGGTCACAGAAAAAGCAGCCAAGGCTGCTACAACCTTAAAGATTGCTAGTGGTTCTTTATTCCAGGTTAATGATAAGATTGCTGGTGCGACCATTTCGGCAATTACTTCTTCCGATGGTGTAGATACATTAACTGTATCAGAACTCACTAACGAAGTTGCCGCAAATGCGATTGTATCGGATTACGATAAGACCAAGGACGTACTTCTTGGCTTTTCATACGATACTCTCGATGTAAGAGACCAAGAGTCTTCTATCGCAGCTACTCCTACCTTACAGGTAATGGAGGTAGAGGAAGATTCACTCCCTTATCCTATCAATGATGAGATTAAGGAAGGTATCAGAGCAAATGGTATCGCTTTATTCAAGATTCAGTAACCTTTAAAAGTGGAGATTATAGATTATGAATAGTATTTTGAAGAATCTGCAAGACCCAAAGTCTTTTCAGACCTACATTGACGAATACATGAAGACTTCCACCTACAAGGCTGAGTGGAAGAACGAGTTGAAGCCTGTTGAGTATTGTGCTGCAAAGGTATATCAGGCAAATATGGCTACCTATGCTGCTGCTATGGTTGGTTCTGTTGTCGCTAAGAACGCAGAGCGTCCATTACATACTATGCCTGATTGGGGTCAGCTTACTGGCTCTATCGGTCGTATCGCCGATGAGTGGGAGCTCGATAACGATTACCTCGAACAGATGCACCTCTTGGAGGGTAAGTTTAATGATATGTCGGGACGTGGCGGTTATACACAGTCACAGCTCAATGCTAAGTACGATGAACTTATCAAGTACTCATTCAAACCTTTTGAGTTGGCGGTTATCTCTCCTCATAAGCGTATTGATATGTTGTACTTCGAGGGATTGTTCAAGGGTACTCAGACTGTATCACGTACCAATAACTCTAAGGCTAACGTATCTTATACCTTTAATTTGGGTGTTAAGCAGCTTTCTGCTACCACAAATTGGGGTGAGGTGAACGCAACTCCTATTGAGGATATTAAGAAATTGAAGGACGAGGCTCGCAAGAAGGGTCGTAAGATTCTGCGTCTTCGTATGTCTGAGAACACATTCTTCGCAATGTGTAAAGCAAAGGAGATTAAGGACACCTTCCGCTTGAACCTTAATGGGGTTACCATCAATCCTGCTGCGCCGATGATTAGCGTTGACCAGATGAATATCTATCTGCGCTCTATCCTCTTGCCAACAATTCAGATTGATGAAGATAAGTTTGTTGAGCTGCCTGACAAGACAGTCTTTAACCTTATCCCAGATAACCGAGTTGTTGCGATGTGTGCCGATAAGGTGGCTGTACCTAAGTGCGCTGAGTGCTTGGAGGCTATTGACCCAGTTGATGGCGTTTCTTACTCTACATACGATAACAACCTTATCGGTTATTGGAGAGATAAGAAGGGTTATCATCTTACCAACGAAATGTGGATGCAACCAGTATTCGATGGTATCGAAGACTTCTTTATCTTGAAGGTTGGTGCTTAATGCACTGACCCTCAGTTATGGATATATTGATTTAATAAGTGAAACTTCATAAGATAACAAGATTAGCATGACAATTTCAGAAGCCATAGCAAGCGAGATTCAGCCTTTCTCTACCTCTGATGAGACTTTGGAGAAGATGTTTATTGATGCTGCTGATAAGTTTAGCATCACGGCATCCGTGGCTGATGAATACTCTGTAGCGGTAAAGAAACCCGTAGCCTATGCGGCTATGCGTATCCTCTACAAGATGAATCCATTATCAAGTGAGAATGTTGGCGGTATCTCTCAGAGTTACAAGAACGACAAGAATCTCATTGATAAAATGATTAAATCTATTGCGAAGGATGCTGGATTGGATGCTGACCTTGTTATTGATAGTACTTCTGATGATTATTGGGTTCAGAGTGTGAAGGTATGGTAATCAAATAGATAGCGTATGAACTTTGAAGATATACTTAAAGTAAAAGGTGCTCCACAAGATGGCTTTGATGAGGACGGAAATCCTATCGAACAGCCCGAAGGAGAATGGCAAACCTTTGGAAAGTGCGTTATTTTGCCTAATTCGCAGGCGAAGATTATTACTCTGGTAGACGGGCAGCAGTACGTGTATTCGCACGAAATCTATGCTCCTCTCTCAAAAGCAAAATACCCTCTCATACCGAAGGAAGGCGAAAAGGTTTGGATAACCAAGAAAGATGGCACGATTGATAAGGAAATGGAGGTTAAAGGCTTCGTAACCTTAAAGAAACGCTATCTTAGAATTTGGCTCTAATAGGCGGCAATATGGCAAAGGTTGAATTACAAATCAAAGGTCGTGAAGCCTTACAGAAAAGGTTGAACGAAAAGAGGCAGCACATTATCAGTTACCTCAATATGCGTTTGATGCAACTTGCCGAAGAAGCGGTCACCTACTCTAAAGAAAACAAAGGTTATCAAGACCGAACTGCAAATTTGAAGAACTCAATTTCATTCGCTCTCTACCTTGATGGGCAACTCATTACCTCGGCAGTTGGTAAGATTCCAAAGGAAGAAGAAGCGGAAGAAGGACAGGAGGGTGTAAGTGCTGCACTCAATGAGTATGCACAGAAAGAAGGTGTGGTAGCCCCTAAAGGGTACTCTCTCGTCATTGTGGCTGGCATGAACTACGGAAAATATGTAGAGGATAAAGGTTACAATGTCTTACATCTTACTAAGTATTTCCTTCGTGACGAAATGAAGAAGATTTTTGAAGAAGTAGCTGAAATGATTAAAAGCGATAGTTAGATATGATACTCGGAGATAAAGCGGTAACGGCATTATTTAAGTATCTCAATGATAACGTTGAGAGCATAGGCATAGAGGAAGGGCGTATCTTTAAGTATGAGATACCCGAAAAGTTGGCTATTGGTGATTATATCGCCATCAATCATCTTCCTTTCGTGTATAGTGATGCCATTAATGAGGGTGTAGTGAATCTGAATATTCATTGCCCTAAGACCTCATCGAACTTACCCGATATAAAGAAACTTTCTGATTATTCAGAAAAGATTCTTTCTCTGTTTGGTGATGGTACTTATCTTGGTGGCTGCTACTTCGATTTCTACTCTATCTCTCGCCCAACTCGTGATAGTGATAACACTTATTACATCAATATGAAATTTAATGTAACGTACAATAATTTAAAAGAATAAAACTATGGCAAAGAATGGTGTATATGGCTTGGAAAGCTTCAAATTTGCCGATTGTGTCGAAAATGGTGGCTATCCTACAGAATGGAGCGACAAAATTAAGGCTGTCGTTTCTGGTAGCTTGAGTTTCAATGACCAGGCAGCACAGACATCGGATGTAGAGGTTGAGGATTCAGAAGACCCTTACGCAGTGCTGCCTACATCAGCAGCAATAAAGGGCTTTACCTTGCAGACATACGATTTCTCAGAAGATAACTTCATTAAGCTTCTTGGTTATACCAAGGATTCTGGTACTGGTGGTAAGGATGGTTGGTTGAATGAGCTTCCACAAGAAACCGAGGTTTACAAGGCTGTACAGATTGTAACAAAAGATTTGGATGATATTCCTTCTCGTACCTTCCAGTGGTCTAAAATGAAACTTACAATCACTCGCAGTGGTTCTATCGGTAAGAGTGGACTTCCTAATCTTAACATTGACTTCCGTCAGATGGCGGTATACGATGCAAAAGGTGAGAAGAAGAGCGGTCATCGTAATATTCTTACCAAGAATATCAGCACTCAGCTTGATAAGTAAGATACTTAGTATCTAAGATTTTTATTTAGATAAAAGATTAAAATTAAACTTCAAAAGGCGGTGAGGTAAGGGAACTTTCCCAAGCCGCACCGCTTTTTTATGTTATAAAACATATTTACGATATGAAAACATCAGACAAGGAAAAGGTAGCAAAGACGCTTGCCGAGGCATCTGTAAAGATTAAGGTTGGTAAGTTTCGCTTTAGAGTGAAGCCCCTCACCTTTATGCAGATTTACGAAATGGGGGTATTCGGTAACGCAATCAAAGAACCTACATGGAAGAAAGGCGATAATGTAAATATTATCCCTATCCTATTCAGACATTCTGAGACAGCCCGTTTAATGAGCGAGATTTTTATTGTGTGTGCATTTCGAAAGAAGTGGGCACGCAAGATATGGGGGCGATATATACGCAAGCACCTTGATATTATGGCATTCAATGAGCTTGTAAAGTTCATCAGTGGTTCTTTTAACGCAAATTTTTTCTTAACCTCTATAATTTTCCTGACCAAGATAAAGATAATGACGGAGCCGAAAACGACTCCCCTTGGGCAACAATCGGAACAGTAATGAAGTACTTTCGTATGAGTTACGAGGAGGTCGTATTTAATCGCTCATACCTTAATATTATACTGCTTAACCGCTCGATTCCGTCCTTTAATACAAATACTAAGGACGAACCGAGAAATGGCAGCAGACAGCAAAATAAGCCACAAAAAGAGTATCATAAGATAGATAAGCCTATCTCTGCTAATGATTTCTTTATGGGCATGATGTAATAATCACATAAATAAGCAAACAATATGGCAGCAGCAGATGAAATACTTGGAATCAGCGGACAGATGGATATTTCCGATATTCAAGCATCACTTGACAAGCTCTGTGATGGATTGAATCGTGTCGGCATTGATACAGAAGCCTTATCTCAGAGAATGAATAAGGCACTTAACGATGTGGCGCAATCCGATGAAGACCTTGCGACAAAGACCACCAAGGCTATGCAGGTTCTCAAATCTGCTATGGATGAAGCTACGAAGGGGATTCAGTTAGTACCTGAAATGATTGATACCGCCAATAAACGAGTAGAAACCATTGAAGGTACTATCGGTAAACTTAACGAACAGTTAGCTAAGACAGAAAAAGGCTCAGAGGCATTCGGTTCGCTTACTAAGCAGATTGATGCTCAAAAGCATTCTTTGGAATTGGCGAAAGGTGATGTAAAAGACCTCGTTGAATCTTATGATGGGGTCAAAAATTCTATCTCTCAGGTAAATGGTGCATATCAAGCATTAAGTGCTTTCTCTGTTGCAAGCACAAGTGCTAATAGCGTTCAATCCGCAACGAATATTGCTTTAGGGGCTACGGCTACAACGGCAGCAACCGCTACATCAGCAGAAGCAGCGGCACATGTGGCTAATGCCGAGGCAGCAACACAGAATGCCGAAGCCGAGAATCAGAATGTAGAAGCAACTAAACATCTGACAGAAGCCTTACAGCAGTATATTTCCGTTGCTTCGGGTCGTGCTGAGATTGAACGAATGCAATCCGAGAGTGCAAAGGAGCTGAAAGCGGATATGAAGTTGTACGAGAAGACCATTGAAGATATTCAGGACAAACTTAGCACGACTGACTTTACTAAAAATATTGAGGAAGCAACAAAGAAGATTGAGGTACAGAAATCAAAGATTGAGGGTTATAAAAATGCCATTAACAATCTTTCCGCTGCGGATAACGAAACGGGAAATGGTGCTAACTACTACAATAGGCTTATAGAGAAAGCACAGGCAAATATTGATGCCCTTCAATCAAAAATCAATGATTGGCAAACAGAACAGCAGCGACTTAATGCAGACCTTCAGCAATACAATGCTCTTCTCGAAGCTGCGAATAAGATTCAGGGCGGTTCAACCATCGTTCAGTCTGATGCAACATCAACTGTTAAAATCAATGTTGAGGACACATCGTTATCAGAACTGACTTCTAAGATTGATGAGAGTAAGCAGAAATTGCAAGATTTAGAAGCAGAAGCTTCTAAGATGGATGGAAAGCCACTTGGAGAAAAGCAGAAAGAAGACTTGCAGAAACTACAGTCTGAGATTGAAAAGACAAAGAATAATATTTCTGTATTGCAAGAGGCTATCCGTGAGAAGAACGAAGAGACTTTTATCGGTAGATTGCGCAATCAGATTTCTGATTTCGGGCAGAAGATTTCCGATTTCGGACAGAGCATAAAAGATAAAATAACTCAACCTATTGATGAGCTGAAAGCAAAAGTAAGCGGTTCTTCCATCGGTCAGCGTTTTAGTGAGGAGTTCGCACAAGCAAAGTCTGGTCTAAGTGATTTTAAAGACGGTATTATCAATGTAATGACTGCCAATGGTAAGTTGCAAGGTGAGATTGGTAAGGTCGGCGAAGCTTTCAAGGCTCTTGGTATTCCCGTAACGGGGTCTCTTACTGCTATCAAGTCTGTAACAAAGGCTCTATGGGGAATGTGTGCAACACCTGTGGGTGCGGTAATTGCTGCAATCGCTCTTGCTTTCAAGGCGGTGCATACATGGATGACTAAATCCGCAGAGGGTCAGAAGGTCTATACAAAACTGATGGCTTACTTTGGTTCTCTTGCTAAGTCTATCACAGATATTGTGATTATCTTCGGAGAATACTTGTACAAGTGCTTCACTAAGCCAAACGCTCCTCTTCGTGACTTCGGTAACAATTTCGTGAAGACGTTCAAAACCGCCGTAAAAGCTGCGGTGAACCTTATTGGTGGTCTCGGAACGACCATTAAAGGTGTATTAAATATGGACTGGGACACCTTTACTGCTGGTCTTAAAAAGACTTGGGATGGAATTAAGGGTGCTGGTGAAACTGTTATTGATGTATTCAAAACACAAGTATCAGGTGTTATTGGCGCAACAAAGACTATCTATGATGCTTTTACCAATGAAGATTTATCAAAGAAGTTAGGAGCGGCATTCAATGGAATACTGACAAAAGCAGAGCAGGCGGCTTCCCTTGCAGGTAAGATTCAAGAAACGCAAATCGCTATCAATAAGAATAAGGAAACTCAGCTCAAACTTGATGGAAAAATTGCCGAGGTAAGAAATAAAATATATACCTTACAAGGAAAGGAGAAAATCGCTGCCATTGAGGAGGCAAAGGCTCTTGTTAAGCAGAAATACGATTTTCAGATAAAACAGCAGCAACAGCTCGTTGAGTTACATGAGAAGCAAGCTAAATTGCATACTCAATCTTTGAAGGATATTGCCGCAGAGCGTGAACTTAGAATGCAGGTTCTTAGAACGCAAGTTCAACAGAATAGCGAACAGAGAATGCTCATCAGACAAGAGGAAGCAGCAAAACGTTCTCTAGCGAATAAAGCAAAATCGGATGCTAAGAAAGATGCTACTCAGCAGAAGCAGATTAATTCAGCAGAAGGGAAGCTTGATGATGTTATCTATAAGAATGCTTACGAAAGAGCAAAAGCTTGGCAATCTTTGGAACAGGAGGTAACCGATGCAAAGATTAAGGCGATGAAAGAAGGCGAAGAGAAGGTTATTGCCGAGCGCAAAAGAGAGCTATCCAAAGAAATTGAGCAGATTGAAGAGCGAAAGAATGCAGCTATCAAGGCAGAGCGTGACCGACAGAAAGCTGAATTTGACGCACAGCAGTCTGTTATCAAGGCAAAGGGTGGCAAGGCTGAGACTTGGGATGATAAGAAACATCTTGATACAAAGAATATTCAGAAGATTACCGAGCAGTACACCATCATTGAACAGAAGACCATAGAATCATACAATAATGAGATTTATGCAGATGAATTAAAATCATATCGTGAATACATGAAGGCGTATGGCAACCTCGAACAGCAGAAGCTCGCCATCGTTGAGGAATATAACGAGAAAATCAAAGAAGCAAGGGCAAAGGGTAATATATTCGAGGAAGCAAAGCTGAAAACTGACCTTGAAGAGCAGCTAAAGAAGCTCAACTTTAATGATTTCAAGGATTCTATTAACTGGGATTCTGTTTTCTCTGATATGGGAAGATTGAGCAAATCTTATCTCGAAGACCTAAGAAAAAAGCTCAAAAACCTTCTCGGTTCGGGTACTCTTGATATTGATGATATGAAGGTTGTATCTGAACAGATTGGTAAGATTGATGATGCAATTTCAGAGCAGACCGATAAGTGGGGATGGTCTAACGAGAAGGTGCGTGAATATAATCGTCTCTTGCAAGAGGCTGCTGACGCACAAGAGCGATTAAGAAAAGCTACAGTAGAGCAATATAATGCACAAGAACAGCAGTCTTCTACGAAAATTGCTATACAGAAAGTCTTTGCGGAGACAGGGGTATCTGTAAGCACCAATAAGATAACTTCTCAGAATAAGAGCACACTCTTTAATGAGAATAAGATGAACCTCAGTAATGAACAGCTTGAAAAATTAAAGAAACTCTTTGATGAGCTCGCTGTTTCTGAGGTAAAAGTCGGAAAGGCAACAAAGGACGTAAAGAAGGCACAAGAGGATGCAAATATATCACAAGATAAGGCAAGAAAGTCAATTAAGAAGATTGCTAATGAATGGGCAGAAAGCATCGGTAACGTTGCTAAAAAGCTACAAGAAGCAAGTGAATTGATTGATGTTCTCGGTTTCGGTGATTCAGACCTTGGAAAGAAGCTTAAAAGTGGTGCAGATGCCTTCAATAAGGGTTCGCAAGCGGCATCAGACTTTGCTACGGGCAACTATATCGGGGCAGCTATTAACGGCGTAGGGGCTATCAAATCGCTTGGTAGTGCTCTTGGTATCGGCAATGGAAGTAATGCGAAGGAGGTTGCGGAGACTACAAATCGCCTTACAGAATCCAACGAGCGATTGCAATACTCTATTGAGCAGTTGAAGAGTTCGATTGATAAGACCTCGGGAATGAGTGCCGTCAGCAATTATCAAAAAGCCTATGATGCACAGAAGCAAATCAATAAGCAGAGTATGGAAATTCTTCAATCACAGATGGGTTACCACGGCTCGCACCACTCTAATGCTTATTATTGGAATCTGTCAGCACAGGACTATGCGGCTATCAATCGCACGTTAGCACAACAGTCAGCGGTCAGAGGAGGCTATATTAATTCTACGATAAACAAGGTAAGTTCTTTGGAGGATATTTATAAGCTCACTCCAGAGCAGATGAAGGATATTCGCACATACAACCAAAATGTATGGAAGAATATGACCGACCAAGGTAAATATGATAAAACCGAATATTGGGAGAATTATACCGACCTTGCCGAGAAGCTTGAAGAGCTGACTGATAAAATCAATCAGAATCTTACGCAGACAACCTTCGATTCGTTAAAGGATAACTTTATTAGCAATCTTATGGATATGAGTAAATCGGCGCAAGATTTCGCAAATAATTTTACAACGATGCTCAATAAGTCAATGCTTAACTTTGCCGTTGATGACCTTGCTAATAAGAGACTTAAAACCCTTTATGAAAAATGGGCAGATAAGATGAAGCAAGGACAGCTCTCTAATGACGATTTGGATATACTTAAAAAAGAGTATGATAACATCGTTGATGAAGGTTTGAAGATAAGAGATAATATTGCTGCAATAACAGGGTATAAAGAGGCGCAATCTCAGCAGACGGCAACGGGTAAGGCAATCGAAGCAATTACCGCAGACCAAGCAAGCAGCCTTATCGGTATCGGTTATGCTGTACAAATTGCACAAGAGCAAGGTAATGAGGTTCGCAAGGCTATTGCCGTAGATATATCTTATCTTCGTATTTATGCTGAGCAGACTTATAATAATATCTCAGAAATGCGAGATATTCAGTATCAAGGATTACAGCAGTTGGAAGCAATCAATAAGAATACTGCACCTATTATATTGATACGTGAGGACATCGCAAGTATGTATAAATTAATGAAGGATAAGTATTAAGTTATGAAGAATGATGCTTTTATTAAATTGGTCGATGAAGCGGATACTGCTTACATTGACCTTGATACTTTCGGTATTACATTGGTAAGAGGTTGGCGAGAAGCTCTGCTGACCCCTGCCCCAGTAAAAAGCTATCTAACTAACGATAGTCGATTGGAACATGGGCAATCGGTTATCGCTACATCGAAGTATGCAAAGAAAGATAAGCGTGAAGTAAGTATCTCTTTCTTCCTTGAAGGTAGTTCAGAAGAAGATTACTTACAGAAGTATGAGGCTTTCCTTGATAAGATTGCTTATTCGGGTGAATTTTGTATGAAAGTGCCACGCTTAAAGAGGGTTTTCAAACTTGTTTACACGCAATGCTCGCAGTTTGGTGATTATGGTCTAAAAAGAGGTAAATTTGTACTCAAATTAACGGAGTATAACCCGAATGATAGAATTAAGTTATGATTAAGATATATGATATTAACGATAAATTGTTGATGCAAGCAGAAGTAACATCAGCAGCGAAGAGAGAACAGGAAATATCTAAGTCAGATTACATTTCTCTGTCTTTCTCTGCTGCTGAGAAGGTTATTCTGCCATTTGGTGCGTATATCAATTATACATATAAGATTGATAAAGTAAGAGAGGTTACTAGGAAGTTCCTTCTCTTGGAATCGTATGAGCCTACTCAATCAGATGAATGCTCTTGGAAGTACACTCCTCAATTCCAGCATCCGAAGATGATTCTATCGAAGACCCCATTCTTTATCTATACTCGTAATTCACAGAATGTAGAGGTAAAGCAAAATGTATGGTCTTTCGTAGGTACAACATCCGTTCTTAGCGGTAAGATTGCAGATTTCCTTAATAAGGATTTGATGTTTGGCGAATGCGGATGGAAAGTTATCTTTTCAAATGTAACGGCAAATACAGTCAATGTATCATTCAGCGATAACGATTTTATTTCTGCACTTACAGCAATTACAAATGCTATCGGAGATAACTGCGAATGGCATATTGACTATGATGACGAAATTATCTACATCGGTAAGGTCTTAGTCGGCGCAATTCCTGTTGTTCTGGAGGTTGGAAAGAATGTAGGTGTTCCAAATATCACTAATAGCAAAGAAGGCTACTATAACGCTTTCTCTATCTTCGGCGGTACAAGAAATATTACGCAAGTAAACAGCAAAGGTGAGAATGTTTCATCTGGCGATATTCGTCTGCAATTAGATGAGGGCAATGGTACAATATTAATAGACGGAAAGGAACGCTCTTACTCTATTGATAAGTATTCTACCCTTGACCTTAGAGCGGATAAAACGAAAGAACCTCTCTTTACGAAGGTGCTTGATTTTTCTCAGATTTATCCTTCGCTCAATACCTATGTATATAATGTACGTGGGCGAGTTAAGTATGTGCTTGATGATAATAATAAGAAAATACCTATTTCTTATAATGCTGATGGCTCAGTTAAGGAATACAAGACCTTTACAGTATGGTATATAAAATTGGCTTATCCTACTACAGGAAAAGTAGAAGGAAAGACAATTATCAATACAACAGTTGATGATGGCGTCACTCATTATTGGTATGACTTTGAGGTTACCGATAATTTGCTTATCAAAGGAAAGAATATCGGTTGCTCGTTTGAAGCAAACTTTAATACGGGTGCGCTTTCTACTCCACTTGCAGGTCGTGGCACTAACGGCGATTATGTAGGTTTTGAGCTTACTTATCATAAAGAAGCATCATCCTCGCACACGTCAGACGATGTTAGCAAGGATAATTTCTCTGTTTTAGCTGGTGATTACGAAATTATTTATCAAGAGGATAATGAGGTTATCATACCAACAAACAAAGAAGAAATGCTTATTCCTCGTGGAGAGAGATTGCCTTCTTTGAAGTGTAATATCACGGTACTCTATAATATTGCAATGGCTGATACTATCTATTACGAGGATGCTCAAAATAGATTGTTAGAGAAAGCAAAGGAGGAGATTGTGCAATTACTCTCTGATTTGAATAACTATGAGGTTAAATCATATTCTGATGTATTCTTGGAAGATAACCCTCAACTACAAATCGGTCAGAGTGTAACGTATAAGGACGGACACGGATATGAGCTTGCGACAAGAGTGTTGAAGCTATCGACTAATATTGATTACGACTTTATTCAGTCGATTACAATAGGCAATCAAGTAATTAAGGGTACTATTACGCAGCTCAAAGAAGACGTACAGACAATCATTGCGAGCGGTGGAAGTAGCGGTAACGGAGGTGGATATTCCGTTTCCCAGCTAAGAAAACTCATTGCGAAGTACGGAAGTGATAATTTTATATCTAAGCAGTTCGATGACATTGCAAAAGGCACTATCACTTGGGAAAAGCTCCAGAAGTTTTTTAGTGGATTGCGTGTCGGTAACTCCAACAATGAGAACGGAGGCTCGTGGACTCCAGACGCAGAAGGTCGTTCGCACCTCATCACAGATTACTTGGAGGTAAGAATGAAGGCTATCTTCGAGGAGCTGGTCATCAATAAAACATCCACCATCGGTGGTAAGGAGATAATCTCTCCTGCTGGCGGTGTGGTGGCTCATAAGGTAGAAGAGGTTACTGTGACATATAATAATGTGTCACAGAAGGCTTATCGTTGCTATTTCTTAGCAGAGCAGGATGGTGATGAGGTAGATAACGACTTCGCGGTTAACGACCAAGTGCGCTCGGAATCATTCAATGTTCGAAAAGGTACTTATCACAAGGCTGGCAATCACTTCTATTGGCGATTGGTAATCGGTCGTGATGAAGACCCTGTAGAGCTGGAAGGAAAGAAATATCATTATATCGACCTCTCTGATACCGATTGCGCTACGGCAAGCGATGTTCCTGCGAAAGGTGATGTGCTCAACCAGTGCGGTAACAGAACCGATGTAGAACGTCAGAACTGCCTTATCTTCTCGGCGGTAGATACCTATTCGCCATCCATCAGCCTCTATCACGGCATCAACAGCTATTCTTTTGCTAACAGAGAGTACGTGGAATATGGTGTGAATAAGCAGAATAACAAGGCATTCTTCAACGTCTATGGTGATATGTATGTAGGCGATAGACCTACAAAGGAGAATGGCTATGAGGGCAGCTCTTATATCAGATATGATAGCAGCACTAAGCAAATGTCTGTTAAGGCTAAGATTTCCGCTAAATCCACTGTGGATGGCAAGGAATTGTCTCAGTATTTCAATAAGATTGCCGAATTGCAGAATCAGGTGGATGGTGCTATCGAAACGTGGTTCTATGATGGTGTTCCTACCTTGGAGAATGCCCCAGCCATCAGTTGGAAGACCGATAATGATAAAAAAATCCATCTTGGCGACCTTTACTACAACAACAAGACGGGCAAGGCATACCGCTTTGCCAAGGATAGCAACACCTATAAGTGGACTATCATTACAGATACCGACATCGCCAAAGCCCTTTCCGATGCAAGAATGGCACAGGAGACCGCAAACGGGAAGATGAAGGTGTTCAGCGTTCAGCCTACAACACCTTATCAGGTTGGCGATATATGGGTTAATGCCACTTATCCTTCTGATGGCAGTACCTACAAGAATGAGGTATTGCGCTGTCAGACCAACAAAGCGGCTGGTTCTCAGTTCGCCATCGGTGATTGGATTAAAGCATCTAAATACACCGATGATACCGTTGCCAACGCAGCCAAAAAGGCAGCAGAAGATGCTCAGAAGGCGGCACAGACCGCACAGACGGACATTAAGAACCTCGGAAAGACGGTCACTGATAATAAGAAGGAATTCGATAATTATGTTACCGATGGCTACCTAGAGCCTTCCGAGATTGCAGCAATGGCGCAGGATTCTAAGCGACTTGAGGATGATTTTGCGGCGGCACAGAAGTCGTACAATGAGGTGAAGAACGCAGAGGTGTTAAAGAGTACCAAGGAGCTCACCGACCTCAATGCCGCTTTTGCTACCCTCACGACTGCCAAGACGGAACTCGTTACGTATCTTTCAGATATATCTAAAAGATACAATGAGACTGATACCAACGGCAAGGCTGCTATCGTCTCAGCCGTGGGAACGAAGTTCACCAACTTTCAGTCCGCATACAGCGCATTCTATGACAAACTTGGTTTGGCAAACGCCTATATCACTAGCAAGATATATGGTGACTTGAAGCAGAATATCACAGACCTCGCAGGTTACAAGTATCTCAAGGATGCGCTCGGTCAGACTACAGATATTGACGGTGGTCTTGTAATGACAACGCTCCTTGCGCTGAGAGACGGAGACGGAAACGTTCAGAGCGGTATCAACGGAGCAATAGACCCAAATAGAGGAAAGAAGAGTATCGCAACGTGGTGGGGCGGTCAGATGGTGGATAAGGACTATAATAGCGGAAATCTTACCCCTGCAACCTCCCTCATCCGCTTCGACGGCTCTGGCTACCTTGCCAATGGTGCTATCTGGTGGGATGTGAGCGGAAAGGTTCACGCAGACCCTACATCGTTTATCATCAGCGAAAAGAATCTTGGCGTATACCTCATCTTCTTCGAGCCGACTTGGAAGGAAGGAAGTGCAGGAACGAGCGTTGCCGACCTTGTGTCTTTGAAGCCAAACGCTCCATTCTCTAAACTTGGCGTATCGGGCGATGCTACCTTCGAGGGCGCAATCTCCTTCCATGGCATTAAGCTCACGTATGATTCCACAAACAAGGCTATCAAGATTGATGGTAATCTCTATGCTACAGGCGGTATCACGGCATACGGAGCAGGAGCATCTACCACGGGCGGTGGTGGCGGCTTGAACGGCAGTGTGAAGAGTTATTCAAGTGCCTTGAAGCTTACATCAGAATCGCTGAGTGAGATTGCCTCTGCCTACTCCATCAAGGCTCTTGATTCTCGTATCTCCAGCTTGGAAGGTGGTAGTGCTACTGCTATTTCTGTCAGCGGTAGCGGTAATGCGGTTACGTCTGTCACCAAGAATGGTACTACTATCAGCGTAGTTAAAGGTAGTACGTTCTTAACTAGTCATCAGTCACTTGATGGTTACGTTAATGCAATATCTGTAAGTGGAAGTGGGAATGCTATCACGTCTGTATCTAAAAGCGGAAAGGGTATTACATTTACTAAAGGTGCTACATTTTTAACTTCTCATCAAAGTTTAGCAAACTATGTTACTATTAATGATAGTAGACTTAGTGATAGTCGTTATCCTAAATTTGCTAATAATACTTGGTATTTAGTAGGAGACGATGCTTATATTGGAGACCACAATATTGGTGGTACGTTTTGTATTAAATCTGCCAATTATGTCAATGTAAGTGGTATAGCAATATATAATAGTGACGAAACTAAAGTTGCTAAACTATGGTTTGATAATACAAACATAAACCTTGATAAACAACTTGTTATGAATAACAAGCGTATTTGGATTCAAGGTGTCGGTACTGCTGGAGGTAATAATAATAGACTTACTCTTGTAGCAGGTATGCCTAGCGGATTAGCATTTAATACTTCATGCCGTGGAACGATTCTTTATTCTAACGGTATAGCATTTGCTGACCCATATAATGGTAATTCAAATAATGATAGTGGATGGATTAGACATTTAGAAACTTCTGCTAATAGTGGAACTTTAGAAATAGCGGTAGGTGATGATGATTCAAATGAGCAAATTCATTTTAGATGGTATAATACAAATCCTAGTGCAGAAACTATAGCACACGATATAACTGTTCCTAGAGCTACAGGTACTTTAGCTTTAACTAGTCAAATACCTACTACTCTTCCTGCTAATGGAGGTAATGCTGATAAACTAGACGGTTATCATGCTAACGGACTTCTTACTGCTCTATCTAATTCTGATAAGGGAATTAGTATAACAGTTGGTGGAACTACTAAAAGCATATCGAACATTAGTGTTAATTATGCTAGTAGTGCTGGTAACGCTGATACTGTTGACGGCTATCACGAAAGTTCATTTCTTAGATATAGAGGTAGTTATGAAGATGCATCTGTAACTAAAGATGGAGTTGGAGTTTATGGTTGGGCACATACTAATACTGGTCATAATAATTTTCATGAAAGTTATGGTGATATAATTAATATACAAGGTTTTTCTACTTGGAGAACTAGATTTGATATAGGAACTAGTGGAAGAATTAGAATAGTGCATGGTATAAATACTACTACTGCAACTCAAGTAGGTTATCTTGCTTATCTACATGATAACGTAGCTTCTGCAACTAAACTTCAAACTCCTAGAACTATTTGGGGTCAAAGTTTTGATGGTACTGGTAATGTTAATGGAACAATATATATAAATAATAGTGATTCTGAAAACGGAGCTATAATATTAAATAATAATGTAAATGCTAATGCTCGTATATCAGCTATAAAAGACCAAGTAGTATTTAATACTGGCGCTGCTATTCGTTTTGGAGCAATTAACTGGGAGTATAGTGATTGGGCTGGTCTCAAATATGATACTGTCGCTAATGCTATATATTTAGGTATAGCCGATGGAACTGTATTTAATTATTATTCTAATAAAAGAAGTAATGGTACACTTAAATTTCCAGGTATTACAACTATAACTCCTGATGCCGCAGCTAGAATTGGAGGTAGTGGTGGTGATTTATATTTAGGTAATGGTAATAATACTAATTGGGTGAAAGTTCAAGACATGTGTAGTCAAGTAGATAGTAATAATTGGAAAATAATGCAAGGTGGTTATGCTCTTTTTAAAGATATAACTATTATTAATACTGCTACTATTAATGGTTCTACTCATATTAATAATTTATTAACAGCTAAAGGTATAATGCCTACCACGGCTGATGTAAATGCTTTTGGTACTAATGTAAATAATTGGGATGGTAGTATTGCAGCTAATGTTACTAATATGTTTAATGGTATTCCTCAAGAAAATATACAAGTAGAATATTCAATGGATAATGGTGCTACTTGGAATACATATTTTGGTAATCCAGAATATAGATTTAATCTTATAAACGATAATGCTAGAGGATTTAATTATTATTTAGGGTCTAATAATTTACTTGGTGATACTGAGGCTGATAAACTTGCTCAAATAAAGAAAAATCAACTTAGGGTTACTGTTAAGATTCCTGATGAAATATATCAAGAACTTAGTTGGATAAGTGTTGATGTAAATAATGGAGTTGATATAAAATGCCAAGTATATTTTGGAAGTAGTACTGGTGGTTATAAAGAATATGTTTCTAAAATAATGAAAGGATGGTCACACAAATGTGATATTTGTGTTGGTCCTAATAATGTAAATGTTGGTAATGATAGTTATCGTTATGTAAGATTAGTATTTAGTCATCTCAATACTCATACTGCTTTACGTAATGGTATTGTTGCTAAAATTAGAGCTTTAGCTTTAACTAAATATAACTATAATGGTAACAGATATACAATTGGTACTACTGGTCATATATATGATTATGATGCTTATATGAATACTTACTTCCCTAATAGCATTCTTGCTAAAGGTGGAGTTACAGCTTATCAATCTTCTGACATCCGCTTGAAGCAGGATTTGCGGAAGCTGGACTACTTGGGTATCATAAAGGCGATGGGTGGCACGTTCAGCTTTGCTTGGAAGAAGGACAACACAAGGTCTATCGGTTGGATTGCCCAGCACGTCTTGTGCAACCCTCACTTAAAGGACATCGTGGAGACTGATGAGAAGGGCTACTACAAGATAAATTATTGGTCTCCGAAGCTGATTGCAACGGCATTCGGTGCTATCGAGCAGGTGGGCGATGAGGTCAGCAGGTTGAAGGCTCGGGTGGTCTTCCTCGAATCCGAGGTTCAGCGATTGAGCGGAAAGCAGGACGGCAATAACGAGAAGAGATTAGATAACAAGAATATTAATTTATTAAATTAGTTAAGAAAATGGAGAATTTAAAGATTAACAAGAAAAGTGAACAGACAGCTGCCACTTATACCAAGGGCGGCTATCGAGTAGAAATTACTTACAACGTTGACAAGACGGGTGGCAACATTGAGAGCATCAATATGAGTATCTATGGTGATCCAAATGGTAATTATCTCGGCAATGCGAACGCCAGCTCCAACGGCAGCGAGCTGACCTACAACATCAGCGGTGTTCCGCAGAGCAAGCTCAGTGAGGTATCAGCATTGATTAAGGAGGTTAATTCCGCTATCGCCGCTAATATGGCAAGCGAGGCAGCAGAGTAAGTATCGTGAGTATTAACGCAGGGTGGCTCTTATAGAGCTGCCTTGCCTAGTGTTTTAAGTTCTAAAGATTAAGCGTATGGAACGATTTATGTTATGACTTGCGAAAGTGTTCAATGTAACAGTAGAGCGAGTTGTTACTAAAGAAATTGTAACAGAATAAGGAACTGAAGTTGAATATAAAAAAAATAAAGATTATGTCTTACAATAGTGATAGTGGAATTATTAGTGCTCCTGTTAGCATTGATGATGTTAAACAAGCTCTTGGAGAGAGTAGCAATGACCTTGCTACTCTTTGTAAGAGTGAAAATATAAATATATGGAGTAAGTATAAACCTATTAGTTGTAAAGGTGAATTTAAAGAATATCCTATTAGAGAAGACTCTGATGAAATAGTAACATCTTCATATAATAAATATATTTGTGTTGTTCGTTGTGGTATGAATATACCTATGGATACTTATAAGAACTTACGTTATAATTATGGTGGAGAAGGTTTTGCTATTGAAGCATGTGAAAAACTTTATATCGATAATGTATATGGAGTTAGTGGTATTGATAAAGATGCAAGTACTAATTCGCATACTGTATATGCTTCAGGAAAACATTTTCCAAAAGGTGGTGCTAATTCTCCTTATAGATTAGGTGATTTTAGAAACTATAATAACAAAGCAATAAGTAATATATTCCGATCTTCTATTCCTGCATTATTTAATGTTGAAGTTTATTATTCTTCAACTCCTAAATTTAATTGTGTTCTATATAAGAATACAAATGTGGATGATAATACAAATGTTACTATGGAAGATATAATTACCGATTTGTATTTAGCTTGGTCTTTTTGGATTCAAATTTGTTATGATTCACCATATAATAATACTGATAAGATTTATAAAAATTATTATGTTGGTAATTGCGAAAAACCAACAGATTTTATATATGCAAGTAGAGAAATAACTTTTGATGTAGGTAATGATAAAGGTGTTGCTATTGTACCTTTTTTAGCATATACTCGTAATGCAACTTTATATGATAATACAAAAATAATTTTTATATCTCCTCCGGGTAATATTAGTTTTAAATATTATCCTAGACAAATTAATATGGAAAGTATTAAAAGTGGTTCTAGTGGTTTTGTTGATTTCTCATCGTTGAGACAATTAGTTGGTGCTACTTGTATTTGTAAAGCTAGAATATATAAACTTCCTGATGCTACATTTACAGTTAGTGATGGTACATTTAGAAGCGTTTGTAAGTATGGTAATAATAAGACAACATATGGAAGAGGTTATGTGTCTAATAGCTCTGGTCAAGATACAGGCTCTGTAACTATTCCTAAAGGTGATAGAACAGATTATGTTGAAACATATATAAGATTTTATAATGTTTATGAAGGAGGGTATTATGGACAAATGTGTCAATTATCTTTTGAAATTAATATAGATGGTGAATGGAAACAAGTTCCTCCAGGAGGTAGTTATATTATGTATTAAAACATAGATGTTCTTAATATAATAAATGTGCTAGAAACGTATTTGTGGTTTACGTTCTCACCGAGAAAGCAGACACATTACGTCCTAGTGATTATCCAACATGGGGAAGTTAATTTTAAATTCGTAAATTTTGCCCCTCCTGCATTGCTATTCGGAATTATTTTCTTAACTTTGCACTGTTAATAGGAAAGGTATTCTGCTATGGCAATCTGACGAAGAATATTGTATAACATAAAAATAAAGAAACAATTATGAAAAAGATTAAGACAATCGAGGCTGTTGCAGCCTACAGAACATTGAAGGCATTGAAGACATCATCAATGAGCGATGATGCCGCTATGCGAGTTTGGAAGAATATGAAGGCTCTGCGCCACGTAGCCGATACCTACGACAAGGATGTGGAGGAAGCACAGGAGAGCATGAAGGACGATAAGTTCGAGGAGATGCAGCGCAAGCTTCAGGAGTGCCAGCAGCTAGAGCAGAAGCACGCCGATGAGGGCTACGAATATAACAAGGACGATTCAGCCAAGTTTGCGGAGGTCAATCAGTACTTCTACAATCAGAAGCAGAAGACAGAGAAGTACTTCAAGGAGCTTGCCGACAAGGAGGTAGAGGTAGCCATCGAGGCAGTTGACGAGAAGGAGTTGTTCAAGGCAGCGAAAGATTGCGGCTTGAAGTTCGCTGATATGGAGAGCCTTGAGGTTGTGATAGGATAAACACTGATAGCGTTAGAATTTGGCAAGGAAGCCGTTCTAACGCTATTTTTGCAGCCATCTACTTTCAGATTGTTACTTTTTATAAAGTTTAACACAAAAATATTCTCATTTCCGATGATTTTGTGCAAAAAAGAGTATCTTTGCAACATCATTTTATTTAAATCAACCCTATAAATTAGCAAATTATGACTAAAGAAGACGAAGCCGAAGTTCAACGGCTATTGAATAATGTGGACGTTACCGAGCTGATGGATATGCTTAAGAAGCATGGTAATCGGTATAGCAGGAGAATATTAAAGTTCTTCCGCTGGTTCTGCAAGTATGTGCCTATCATTATTATGTTCTTCCACGCATACGGCATTTGGGAGTTCTCTCAGCATCCCCGTGAGATGTTTATCCCCTATAATGAAAATATGCCTTGCTATATCTTTATTTATTTCATGGTTTACGTCCTGCCGATGGTGACGATACTTGCAAGTAGATTTTTCTTCTTGTGCCAGTGGTATCGCATTCCATTTATATACTTCTTAGGCATCAATGCGGCTCATATTGTAGAGTGGAGTTGGTACACAACTAAAGATATGGTGGATTCATGCTTTACGGTCATGGTCGTGACAACTATATTCTATTTGTATAACTTTGCTAGAATGTTTGTTAATGATACGAAACTAGGACGTAAAATTTGTGCATAAGATATGGGAAAGATATTGAATTATAAGTTGCTCGGAACGGCTCTAAAGTCGCTCAGTGATGCTTGCTTTAAGGCTGATGAGCAGCAGAGAAATGGTGAGAAAATCACCGCCTGCGGTATGAGTGATGATGACCTAGATAGATTGTGTGACATCATTCCAGATATGCTCAATCCTATGATGAGCACCGAGGAGGTCAAGGAAAAATTGCGCGTTTCTGATGCTACCCTTAACAGAATGGTGGCTAGGGGCGATTTGCCCCATGGCGAATGCAAGAAACGTGGGCACACCCGATATTGGAAGAAGTGGGATATTCTGCACTTCATTAAGAGTAAGAGAGGTAAGTGACTGCCTCTCTTTTTTTATTATTTATGATACTACCTCCTATCACCTTAAATCCCTGATAATCAATCACTAAAAGAAAGTGTGATAGAGTTATATTTACTCTACCCTATTCTTTGTACCTTTGCATCCGTAACGTTACAATAGTGTTAGTTAATATTAAGGATAACTTAAAAAGATTGTATAATGGAAATGACAGATGCAAAGGTCGTAGAGAAGAAAATCTACGAAGAGGGGAAAAAGCATGACGATTATGCTTCTAAGGCTACAGGTAATGCTGGTCTTACCCTTGGTATCATCGGCACAGCACTCGGTGCTGGTGCTTGGTTGCTTGGCGGTAACAACCGCAGTGTGTTTGGTTCACTCGGTGGCAGCAATATGCCTGAGAACGTGAACATCAACGCCTATGGGGCTAACGCAAGTTCAAATCAGCCAACTGCCTTGCAGGTAATGGAGAAGGAATGCGATGATGAGGTGAAGTTGCTTACCTACATGTTCGGTATGAAGCTCGACACCGCTAACAAGTTCTACGCTATGCGAGAGACAGACATCGCTGAGAAGTTCTCTATGTATAAGGGTGCTAACGATGCTATCAACGCCGAGAACCGCCGTGCAATGCAGGCTGAGTTCGGTCTTTACAAGTCTCAGATTGATGCAGATTTTGGCTTGTACAAGAATCAGAGAGACCAGTACGATGCGTTGCAAGCAAAGTATAGCGACCTCGACAAGAAGGTAGCCGTGATGGAAGCCCTCACTCCTTACAAGGAGAAGCTTATGATGGCTTACGTTAACGAGAAGTGCTGCCGCAAGATTGATGGTCAGCTTGTGCTCCCATCTACACCAGTAGTTACTGGTTACGGCAGCTATGGCTGTAACTGCACTGCTCCTTCTACTCCCACTACAGGAGCGTAACAGAGCAAGAAAGTCTGTAAAAAGGACTAAAAAGAAATGAGTTGGTGAGGGGTGTTTGCCCTCGTTGGTGGATGCCCTCTCACCTCTCTATAATATATCACCAACTTTAAAGATATTTGATTGTTATGATGAATTTTGGTAACAGCCCATTATTGGATATGGGCACAAATCAGCAGCAACCACAGATGATGGATGCCGAGCTACAGAAGATGTACGAAGCAATACAGCAGAAACGAGCATCTATCAACATGCAAGCGCAGCAGTCTTCCACCCCTTTATGGGATGAGATTGATAAGATTGAAGACAATCTTACAGGCGCACAACGTCAGTACTTGATGCAGAATCAGGAATACGTCAATAGCTTGCAATATGTGTCTAAGCTAGTGCAAGACGAGGAATTGCGCATTATACGCCCTCGTATCGAAAGCACTCAGCAAGGACAGGAGGCATTAAAGAAACATTTGTCTTTGATGCAACGACTGAGAAAAGAAGTAGCACAGGCGGAAGAGCAGAAAACCGCTATGCTTAACGACTATATGACAAATCATAGTGATAAAACGTGGCAAGAGTATCTCGCTATGGTTCAAGGGACAAAGAAGGGAGGAACTAAGAAATGAACGTAACAGAATTGAAAGAGAAACTGCTTACATCGCTTGATTTGTGGGCAGATGCTAGAATAGACGATATGGTTAAGGCTAACCAGATGCTCGCCATACCATCAGTGTACATGAAACGTGCGGCGCACAACATCATCGCCAAGCACAAAGATAGTTGGGGCAAGAGCATTGACAACGCTACCCTATTCATCGCCGATGAAGACGGCAACATAGATGCCAACACGATATTTGAAGATATGATGCAGATGCTAAAATCCGTGGAAGATTACAAATTCGATGTAGGTTTTATACACGGACATATCGACAAAGGAGTTGTGTCTATTGACCTGCCAGATGGAATTGCTACTGCTATTCTCTTTGGTAGCAAGCGAAGTATCAACTTCACAGAGGAGGACTTTGTAGAGTTGAAAGATTTGATAATAGGTTAAAAAATATACAAGATATGGAAACAAAAGACATTATGAGTAAGTTTGATGAGCTGTACGGAATGATGGCTTCATCAACAAACGTAAAGTACATGCACACATTTGGAGACACCATGCGCTGCATGATGAATGATATGGCAGCAAAGCACCCAGAGCTTGCGCAAGAGTATCTTGATAAGCTTTGCGCCATAAAATGGAAAAACTATCTCACCAAGAATGAGGCTTTGGATATTATCGGTAAGATGAATCCCGAAGCAACCTGGAATATGCAAGGATGGTTGGACGAAATGGAGAAGTTGGGCTTATGTATGGAGGATAAGCCATATTACAATGATTATGCGCTGTATATAGCCATGAATCAAGTAATAAGCGACCACGGAGAGACCATTGCCATGATAAAGGGCGAGAAATCTCTTTCTGATATAAATGAGGAAGAACTTGTAGAATACGCCTACAAATTAGCCATTGACCTACTGAAAGATAAGGATGGCGTATATAATATAAGAGAATACTTTTTGAAGTAGATATACTGTTTGAATCATTTGTAAAGAGGAGCTTTTGGTAAGTTCCTCTTTATTTGTTTACACCCGATTATCTATTTTCTTTTGTCTTTCGATTTTAAAAGCTATCTTTGCATCAAAAACAAAATATGGTAGGACAAGTAGGAAATACGGGGACAAGAGCGGCAGGGATGATGCTATTCGGGAATGAGTTAAGTTGTATGTTACTCGATACCCGATGGATGCTCATTGCTATCGTTCTACTTATCATTGCTGACTATCGCTTTGGTTGTGAAGAAAGTAGCCTTCGACATAAAAATGCTTTAGAAAGCAAGAGCCCTCTCCTTGCTGATAGATATGAGTTCAGAGCGTCACGGGCAAGGCGCAGAACTATAAATAAATTTGTGGACTACCTTATCTATATAATGGTAGGTGTATCTCTTGGTAGAGCTTTATTGCCGCAGATTGATATTGATTATATTTGGGGTGGATGGGTTGTTACTGCATTTATTGCGATAAGAATAGAAATCCCAAGCATAGTAGGACATTTCTTATTTGTTCGTGGCGTATCAGTAGAGAAAAAGACAATAATTGGGTTCATCAAAGCCTTTGTTGTAGCTCTTGCAAAATCTAAGAGTGAAGGCGTTGGTGATGCCTTAGAAGAAGGATTTAAAGCAACGGAGGATAAAGGATGAAAGTAACAAAAGAACAAATGAGAGCCATCATGCCGAAAGCTGGAGAAAGGATAGATACATATCTTCCTTATATCAACGACTATGCAGATGCCTTTAATATAAATACTCCACTTCGCATGGCACATTTCCTTGCGCAAGTGGCGCACGAAACCGCAGAGTTGGTACACATGCGAGAAATTGGTAATGCTGACTATTGCCATAAGTATGAGGTTGGTAGGCTCGCAAAGATGTTGGGCAATACTCAAAAGGGTGACGGCTACAGATATAAAGGTCGTGGCTTCTTGCATTTAACAGGAAGGGCGAATTATCAAGCATACACGAACTCAAAGTACTGCAAAGGTAATGTTGTGGCTGCGCCAAAGCTCTTGGAACAACCGAGAGGAGCAGTAAAGAGCGGTATGTGGTATTGGCTGACAAGAGGATTGAATGCCGTAGCTGACAAGAATGATATTGAAGCGGTTACAAAAAAAATCAATGGTGGAACAAACGGCTTGGCGAGCAGAACCAAATATTGGAAGAGAGCTTTGAGAGCCTTTAATATATAAGCTTATGAAATGGGTTAAAGATTTGTTTTATTGTTTATCAATTTCAATGCTTCTGTTTCTTATGACGCAGATAGTTATCGGGTGTACGGCTACCCCGAAGGTGGTTACCCGACAGACTTATATCAGCGATAAGCAGTCACATTGGGATTCGATATTTAATGCTAAACTTTCAGCGACCTTTGAACTCTATCAGAGAACTCAAAGTGAGCTAAAAGAAAATAGCAAGTCTGAAACAAACCATATTAGAGATAGCACTTCTACAATGGTTGATAAAGATGGTAATATTCTCAGACAAGCCAAATATCACTACGAGAGCCATAACTATACAGAGGTATTCGTACAGAAGCTCAGAGATAGTATTTCTTATTATAAATCATATAAGGATAGTCTAAGCAAGTATCGACTCAAAATCGATTCCTTAGATAAAGCTAAACAAGATTCTGTTCCATATCCCGTGTATATAGAGAAGCCGATGAATAAAATAGATGCTGTATTCTATCGATTAGGTAAGGTTACGGCGGTATTCGTGCTTCTCTTCATAGTAGGTATGATATTTTTGGCAATATATAAAAATAGAAAAAGATAAGACATTTTCAATAGTTACTAATATTTATAGGTTTTAGTTTTTTGGTTATAAGATTGTTGGATAACAAAGGCGGTTACTCGTGATGAGCAGCCGCCTTATTTTTTTTAGTACTTCTTGCCTCCGTGATGATACTCACGGGTCTCATTATAGCGCATCTTTAGATTAATGTGCTGTACGAGGTCGATACCTAGTGATTCTGCCCATTCAAAGGTAGCAACGATTATATCATTAAAATAAGCTTCACAGAGCAAAGGATTATTAGAGGTAGTAAAGTTTAAGATACCTCTTGAAATGAAGTACGCATTAACTGTAAAATCTCTTGTTTCACAGAGTTCTACATTTTCTTCATCGGTTGTATATTCCGTTCTACACTTCACGTTTTTCAACCCCATAAGGCTAAATAAACGAATGCAGATGTCTGCCAATTCACTCTCAACAGTTCCCTCAATATGTTCGCCGTAGAATTTTTCAACCAAACCTCCGTGGTGGTCGTTAGCGATAACGCAATCAAGCCCACTTTTATCAAGGTTATCCATCCAACGTCCCTTGCGGTCAGCTTGAACGGCTTCCGTAACCTCTGTGCTAATCATCATAACCCAGTGTGCCGTAGGCTTCTTCTCTTCGTACCATCCGTGTTTTACGGCATTGTTATAGGCACGTTCTACCCATTCTTTAACTTGTTTTCCTTCTATTACCATAATTATCTGTATTTATGTTTATTACACCATTTTCCACAATCTGTACATTCTTCTTTATCGCAGCAAAAGCCATCACCATAAACACTTTCGTTAGTAAATGAAACGCAATTACCGCAACAAGGCTCTTCATTCTCTTTTTTCATATAAATAACGTTTTATTGATTCACGCAATAACTTATTTTCATCGGTAAGCTTTCTTACTTCCTCTTCTAACTGCTTTATGATATGTAAATACGACATTTCTTCAAGAGTTTTCATTTTATCAGCTCCAATGAGAATCCTTTCTTTGCAACATGAACCGCCTTACCCGTGGCTTTCGCTACCTCTGAAGAGAATAATTTAGCGTCACCATTATTTGCGCTCATATGAATAAGCACAACGGCTTTCGTTCTTTCAAGCTTATTCTCTTTCAAACAGTTTAGACATCTTTCCAAGCTCATGTGAGTAGCTTTTGCTCTAATTCCAACCTTTTTAGGAATAATGCCTTCTTTTACGCTCTTATCAACTAAAGAATCCATGTGATTGCATTCTATAAGAATATAATCAAGTGGGAAAGATAGCTTATACTTAATATGATGACTATCCGTAAGGAAAAGCATATCTCCCATATCGGGATGATAGATGATAAAGCCGCAAGGTTCTTTTGTGTCGTGAACTGTATCGAATGCTTTGATAACGAAGTTACCAATACGAAATTCCTTCAACATCGGTATGGCATTATAATGAAAATCGCCATCCTTTACCTTTTTTTCTTCCAAAGTACCTTTGGTAGCAAAGACATTAAAAGGTCGTGCATACTGATGAATAAACCCTGCGTGGTCGCCGTGACTATGAGTAATCAAACAGCCGACAACTTTTCTAAGGTTTCCTCCAAGTGCTTCTACGGCATCTTTCAACGGCATACCGCACTCAATGATAAGTGCTTCATCATCATTCTGTAGGATATACCCGTTACCAGAACTTCCACTACCTAATGTAATTAATTGCATATTCTATACCTTATTATATATAGGAGAGAGATTTCTCCCTCTCCTATCTGTTCTACTGCTGCTTAAAAATATCAGGCATTTCCTGCTTACCCATCGGTTTTGCCTTAGACTTGGTTTGAGCCGCATTTTCTGCGGTCTGAGCGGTTTCCTGCTTATCACTTGGGGAATTATTAGCAGCCTTATTTTCTTCCTTATTCTCGCCGTTATTCATATCGAGCGACTGAGTATTGGCTTGCTGTTCCTCTTGCTGCTGAGCTTGTGCGAGCTTCTCTTCGGCAGAAAGCTGCTCAACGTTATTAGCGGTAACCTCAGTATAATCGCCATCCTCCAAGTCTTCTTTAACGGCAAGTCCGCAAGTAATTTCAGGGCAATAGGCACTCTGAAATCTTGTAGCAGCACGATAACGAAGCATCTGCTCTGGGTCAGCTTGCCAGTTGCTACCTTTCTTATCATACCAACCTTTAATCTTAGCTTGATGGATAGTAACTGTAGAGCCTTTTAGTACTTCACCTTGCTTGTCTATTGCATAAGCATAGCAGCCCCAATTGTCTTTTCCTTGCTCACCAACAAATTCATACCGGAGAGGTGTAGCGAATAATCCGCTTGCATTGATACAAGCAACAAGGAATTTAGCAGAGAAAGAAGGCATACCATAAATTACTGACATATTTTGCATAATCATAAGTGGATTTGTATGCAATCTTTGTGCAATATCAATTGCAATCATTACGTTACCGATATTTCCCTTGAATGAATCTGGTATAATTGTTGACGAAGACAAAATCTGCGCCATTTTATAACCAGTATTAAAACTTTCTTGATTTGCGAACATATTAAGTCCGCTAACTTGTGGCTGTGAAACCACGATTCCATTTTCTGCCATAATTTCTATGTTATAAAGTTATTAAATTGATTTTATCTCCAAAGGCTGACCGTAGATGCATTGCAAGTAGATAATCTGCTGTTCAACGGGCACGATGTATTCTGCTGATTCCTTGCGGTCAACGAACAAAGGTACGAAGATATTTGAAGCCTTAGATATACCGCTGATAATATCAACGCCCATATCAATAACAGTTCCATCATTCGTATTATCGTAGTCAATACCATCCTTATCAATAGCGGTGCAGATTTCCTTCTCATCGTCATTGGTCTTATTCTGCTGATAGAACTTCCAACGAATGAGTGAGAAATATGAATTCACTTTTTGCTCAACAAGATTAATCTTTGCCTTCTTGTAAGCTTTGATTTGGCTGATAACTTCACCACAATCAGCAATAATCTGAGATAACTCAACAGAGCGATGATTGAGCTTTTCTTTCTCTGTATCAATACGCTTGTTGGTCTCCTCACCTGCGATTCTGTTAACTAACTCGTCACGTTGAGAAACAAGGAGCTTCTTTTTCTCCTTATTCTCTTCGATTGTAGCATCAACCTTCACAACAGGCTTAATTGCTTCAATATCGGCGAGGTCTTTATCAAAGACCACCTTTTCCGCAGCAGCTTCCCAAGTTTGGTTCTGCTTCTCTGTACGCTCGTTAATTAATTTCTGATACTCAGATTGGGCATTTTTTACCTTATCCTCATCTTGTGCCTTGGTAATCTGCTCATAGGTATTAATATTACCTTTGAGGACATTCATCTGTTGCTTAATCTGAGCAGCCTCATTCTGTATTTTCGTGAGTTCATCAGACTTATTCTTATTGAACTCGGCAACGGCGTTATCATATTCCTTTGCCTTCATTTCGTCCGTATAAGAACGACCACAAACTGGACAAACATCTGTTTGCTTATAGTTAAATTTCTTTTCGTTAGCATCATTCCACTCTTTAATCTTGTTATTGAAATTAATAGTGACCTCTGCCAAGGAAACCTTGTATTTTGTATTGGTCTCCATATTTGTAGTATATGCAGATTTAGCGTCATTGAGTTTCGTTGAAGCCGTAGAAATCTTCTTCGTAAGCTCATCAATCGCCTTAATCTTAGCATCTTGCCATACCTTCTGTGCATTCGCAACCTTTACGTTATGCGCTTGCAACTTATTAAGGTACTCTTCCATAGCAGGGTCTTTCTCAGTCGTCCCCTCCAATGCCGCATCTATAGCAGCAATATCAGTATCTATCTTTGCCTTCTGTGCTTTGAGAGCAGTAAAATCGGCATCAACTCTTAGAGCCTCTTGTGCCTGAACCTTTGCAGGTATCAAATCTAACTCCTCTTCCGCTTTCTTCTTTGTTGCCTTCTGCTGTGTAAGCATATCGGAGAGTTCTTTCTTCTCTTCAATTACGCCCTTATACACCATAGGATAAGGCTTCATCAATTCTTCTTCATTGATTTTGCCAGCCAACGACATAAGCATTTTGCGGCGGTCATCAACCTTATAAGACATAAAGATGTTGATATTAGACTGAACGAGCCATCTTTTGAGCGGACAAAGTTCTTCGAGCTTGACGTTAAAATCTTTTTGTGAAAGAGGAACGTCATTAATAAGTCGCTCTTGTGTAGTACTTTGCAACTTCTCATCTGCTGTACCCTTATTCTCCCAATTCTCAGTAAGGATACGCTGTACCTTAACCTCTCGCTCATCATTGTAGTTAAGTACTACAGTGACAGAGGTTTCAAGATGATGAATAACATCATTATTAATATCAAGAGGTTGTACGGTAGCATTCTTCTTGCTGATAACGCCGAAGATTGCCCAAAGATAGGCATCATAGATAGTTGTCTTGCCTACTTTATTTGCGCCACTAATAACCATATTGTGGCTAAAGTTAATTTCTTGACTCCGAACCTTCTTGAAGTTCTGTAAAGTCATTGATTTGATTTCAATTTTCATTGTTGCTTTTATTAACGTTAAACGATTTGTATTCATTTCCAGCCTTAGAACCCATAAGCTTAATAGTCAATTCCTTGCGTATCTTATTACAGATAGCATTAACGGTATCAATATCAGCTTTTACATTCTTCTTTCGCTCCTTATTGGTTTCATTAGCTATCTGAGATAGCTTAGTTGCTCTTTCGGAATCAAATTTCATTAGAGCTTCCATAAAGTTCTGCGGATTAATAGTATTACCTACATATATCTTTCCATATCCTCCACCTACCAATGATTCCAAAAAGTAGGTAAGTTCGCTAGGAGATAGATAATAATAGATACTTCTTATTCGTCTTGCCATAAAGACAATTTGAAGGCTATTAACAGAACTACCAGCACCGAGAAGTCTAAAGGTATCTAATAACTGAGCTTTCACCCATTTTAGAGCGAACCCTTCTCCATAATCATTATCTAAAGATGCTAATGTATTGGTATCTTCAAGAGCTGAAGTTAGTGAATATACTGGCTCTTTTCGATTACTGATTAAAGGATAATTGGTTTCTACCCACTCTTCGAAATTAATCAGCGTTAAAGACCTCTGCTGCTGTTCTTGCGAAATTAAGCTCTGTTCGCTGCTGTTGTTGCTGTACTTCGTCATACTCAGAATATATTTCATCCTCCCAAGCACGGGAATTAAGATAAGTAAGAGGGTGTTTTTGATATACTTTCTGAGTGATTGATGCAACATATCGTGGCGTAGCTGCCATACAAGCGGCTCTATCCTTCTTAGTCATGTGCATCCACTTTTTTAAGCATTTCTGCTTGCCGACACACTTACCATACATCTTCCACCATTTTTCAAACTCTTCATTTATAACAGAGATAGATTGTGGTGGAATAATCTCGTAACCTTGGGATTCTAATAATGTGATTGCTTCTTGTATCTCCTTTTCCATATTTACACCTTATTATATATTATATATACTCGCCACCCCAGAATCGAGTAATCTCAGACCCTGCGATAGCTACCTGCCCATTCGGTCTTACAATACTCTTAAGGAATCCACCCTTAATGTACCGATAGATAGTGTTTGCACTAACTCGTAACTTTTCAGCAGTCTCCTTAACCGAATATCTACCTTTCGGCTTCACATCAGGCGGTTCGTTTATCATCGTTACCTCCTTTCTCCTTGTTGCGTTTGAGAATGCCATAGATGCTAGCCTCACACGCATATTTGAAGTCACTCATTGTACGCCGCACAGCCTCAGACTTCTTGAGACCTTGCTTCATGTAGTTCTCAACTGATTGAACTACCAAGCTTTCTTTTTCTTTTTGAGATTTAATAACCATATTTAACTATAAATTTATATAGAAATTAATATTAAATTATTATCTTTGCATCCGAGATATATCGGTGTTTTATAATTACACCGCAAAATTAATAAAAAAAATTGAGATACTATTATTTTCTATTAATATTTTAATAATAATTAATATAAACGTATGGGTGAACTATTGGAAAGAGCAAAAAAGGTGGCTGAGCACAAGGGAATGTCAATGGCTCAGTTTCAGGAAAAGATTGGTGTGAGCATCAGTCATTTCTATAATACAGATAAATTATCATTGAAGACAAAGAGAGCTGTTTCAGAGGTCTTCCCTGATATTAATGCTGATTGGTTAGAAACGGGTGAGGGTTTTATGACTAACACCGATAAGCTACAGGAGGAAGGCAAATTCTATAAAGTACCGCTTCTTCCCGTTGCAGCGCAAGGTGGTACACCAAACAATTTCGAGTATCAGATAAAGAAGCATGATTGCGAAATGATGATTTCTCCTATTGAGAATATTTCGATGGCAATCTCAGTCACGGGGGATAGTATGTCGCCAGAGTACCCAAGCGGTAGTAAGGTTCTTGTGCAGAAGATTAACGAGAAGGCTTTCATTGAATGGGGCAACACCTATGTGCTCGATACAGTAAACGGAGCTATCATTAAGAATGTATTCCAAGCAAAGGGTGATGATACGAAGGTTATATGCCGCTCCGTAAACCCTAATTTTGCAGACTTTACTGTTGATGTTTCTGATATTAGAGGATGGTACAGAGTGCGTTGTTGCATTACCATAAAGTAACGTTAAAATACGTAAAACATGCAAATTTCGTGCAAACGCATTTTAATAGGAAGCGTAACGATTTGGTTACCAATAGGTTATTCTACACCATACTGATACAAAAAAAATATTG